TTATCGGTATAAGAGTGTGTGCGACAAACCGTTCCTAAAAACTATTTTTACTATTCGCTTATCAAGTACCGTTATACCGGAAACTACGGAGGATATGAAGTCTTTCATTGTTTTTTCGTCTGCGGACGCAAGTTTCTTGTAATCCACAAAATTCCCACTATTGATTTCGTGAATCATTAAGAATTGAGAAGCGGTTTTTATAAACTCAATATGATTCACGTTTGCCGAGATTGAATCCTGACTGATTTTCTTAAGGCTGTTTTCTATTTGGATTCGATCAATTTCTAATTTCGATTTCATTTCAAGAAATTCCTTTTCGCTAATTCCATCATCATCGAATAAAAATGCTTTTTTTAGCCGCTCTAATGCTCGGTTTGTTTTTTGCAATTCTTCTTCCAATTTATTTTTTTGACTAATTACGCTACCATCTTGGTCTTGAGTGCTAAGAGAGGATATGCCCAATGAGCTTGTCTGTGCGGAAAATAGATCCATTGTATTCCGCAAACTTTCCTCGGATATCCCGATCACATCAGAAAAATTAATGTGAGAGAGAATGAGTTGCTCTAAGTCGTCAATATTTCTGATATTCTTCCTTTTTTTTGATGCATCAACCATTGCTGCGATATAATTTATTATGAAAGGACCAATATTTACATCGCTAATGTTCATGTTATCGCAGTTGTTCTTTTGGAATTTCCCAGTACATGCATAAGATGACGGTCTGAATCCGTTACCCTTACGTGAGTCTTTTCCTTTTACCTGATAGTTGTGTCCACATTTCCCACACACAATTAATCCAGCAAAAACATTACATCTATTTCTTATCGTATGGAGTCCGCTTGTGTTACGCAACGCTGCGTTCTCATCCATTTTTTTGTTGACAGCATCCCATATCTTCGGATCAACAATAGGAGGAAACGCATCTTTAATGTAGATGACTTCTTCCGCCGGTTTTTTACGTCCTCGTGAGCTTTCTCGATAATTGTACCGGTAATCACCTCTATTCATTGGATTTCTCAAAAGATCAGCTACAGTTTTTGATGTCCATTCACCGCCTCGTTTTGTAGGGATGTTGTGAGAGTTGTTGTAATTCCTTATAGTGATCGTTGACCCGCCATCTAAATACATTTGATACATAGTTCTCACGTAAGGAGCTTCTTTATCGGAATGTACCGGGCATTTATTTTTTTCATCCCAATCCCATCCATACGGAACCCTTGCCCCATTCCACTGAACGTTCTTCGCACGTCCTATCATTACGTCTTTAACACGCTCTGACGTAAGCTTACGCTCCAATTCAGCGAACACTAATATAATTTTAAGGATAGCTTCTCCGATTGCACTAGAGGTATCAAATTGCTCGTTCAGAGATATGAACGTGACGTTGTTGTACTTAAAATCATCGTACATGAGAGAGAAGTCTACAAGGTTACGAGATATACGGTCAATCTTATAAACGATTACATGAGATACTTGTCCGGCTTTTATCTTGTTCATCATTCGTTCAAATGCCGGACGCTTCGTGTTCTTTCCTGATTTTCCCGCATCTTCAAATATCTCTATTCGCTTTTTGTCGATGTGCAATACGTGTTCGCAGTATGCTTTCAATTCTTTCTTCTGGAATGGGAGGGAGTCCTTGTCCACCTGATAGCCAGTCGATACACGGACGTATAGTGCTACTATTTTTTCTTGGTTTTCTGTCATAAAAAATCATCCTCCTTAAAAATGGGTATAAAAATACAACCAACACAGAACAGTTGTTCTGATTGCATTGGCTGTCCGAAGATGATACAATATTCATTGGCAATTAATGGTATCTCTTCGAGGTGCTGGAAGAAACATATTGGCGTATGATTCTTCAACATTCCGCTCCTTTGGCGAGGGGCGGTTTTTGTTTTATTGGCTGTGAGACCTTAAATACATCTCACGGTTAATGTCCATAACTTTGTTCTGCAAGTCTTCGTCTAATGTTTGGAAGTGTCCAGGAATATGTATGCCATTTCCAATAGTTTCGTGAACCATCTTCGCATAGGCATTCAATTCTTTTTGCGTATAATGTGCAAGGCTGTTGTCATAGACGTATTTATTCATATAATGCAACTATCAAATCACTGATTTTTAGGCTTTTTCACGATAGAAATAATTGCAAGTATTGCACAAATTAAGCACCATGCAGACCATATAGTTAAATCACTATAACTTCCTCCCATAGTAAAACCGCAGAGTGCAGCAAGTCCAAACAGCACGATTAATGCAATGTTGCCACCTTTTCCACCGTTTCGTGTAACGATAGATACAATTCCTCCTGCAAGAAGAAGTATAGCAACAATAATTCCAGCCGAACCACCAACTTCTCCATTGTCTTGCAACGTGTTCCCAATTCCTACAGCACATGACTGCATACTGACTACTGCAAATAAAATAATTGACAGTATTCCTGATACAAGTTTCCAAGTTTTCATTTCTTTTTTCCTCTCTTTCTCTTTTGATAAGAACCTGTTCTTAAACGCACCGCACGTTTTATATATAATCGCACTAGGCGGTTATACCATTATTTCGTTAATTTATTATATTGATTTAGGTTATCTTCATCATCTTGCTTCTTAAGCTCTGCATTTCTATATATCGCATCGCAAATGCCTTGGGATGTAAGCTCTTTTTCTCTTTTGATTTTTTTCTGCTCTTCCTGTACGTTTTTCAGGTACTGCATTCTATTGATGCGTGAACGCTCTCGCATTTGCATCTGAATTGTTTCTTGGAATGGATTCCCGCAATTAGTGCAGTATTTATAGTCTACGCATTCGATGTTTCCGCAGTGGGAACACTTTTTCTTCGGCATATCATATGTCGGAACATTTGCATTTACCGTTTGATGCACTCCCGTCCCCTTACTTTTCTTGCGTTCCTCTCGTTTACGCTTAACCAATCGTTCAGCCCACGAGGATATAACGTATATCAGCCAAACAAGAATTGCTATTATCACTATATAAGTGAATCCGGCAAGCAAAAGCGGAAAGGCTATAGCTGGAATTAAGAAGCATGAAAAACACCCCAAGCATCCACATCCTTGGCTTCTTTGATGGCTCATGTCTTTAAGTCCTCATTGTTAATTGGCATTTATCATTCGCATTGTTTTCATATATGGAAAGGTTTCTGCCGAAATTTCAAAGTAATAATCATGCATATGGTTCTTCATTTCTATCATTTGCACATCGGATTCACTGAAATCATCACCTAAAATATGTCTTATTTCATGCAAAAACACTTCATGCTGTTTTTCGTAGTTTAATGACGCATCTATGAATATCGTGTAAGAATCATCAGAATTATGTCTTACGCATCCCGGAACACCATAGGATTCATCGAGTATTACTACATTTATATAATATCCTTTGTAATACAATCATTCCTCACCTTCCTCTATTTTACGCAGTTCTGCGAGCTTCTTGGCAAAATCAACCAGTCTCTCTTTATCAACTGTGTTGTATACGTCAAAGAGAATCTTGTCATTGTTGTAGATTTCCTGCGCTGTACGAGCTGTTTCTTCATCAATGTAGTAACCTTGATTGGAAGTTTCTTCGACCGGCTCTTCGCCTGTAAAGTATTCAACACCAACTCCAAAGTAATCAGCTATCTTTTGAAGTTTTTCCCTCTTAGGAGTGTATTTCCCTTGTTTCCAGCTCGTGAGGGTAGCTGTTGTAACACCTGTTTCTTTTGCAACTCTGTATGCAGTCACATTGTTTTTCTTTAGTAGTTCTTCAAATTTTTCATACATAGCTTTTCCTTTCTTAAAATAAACTTAGAAAACTATGCTATTATATGTTGACAAGCTTAGAAAACTATGCTAACATACAGACATAGCTTAGATAACTAAGTTAGAACAATATAAGGTTTCTTAGATAACTTAGATGGTACTTTGATTATATAAGAAACCTTAGATAGTGTCAATATCTAAGGAGGTGTAATAGTGTACGAAAAATTCCAATCATTATTGGATAAAACGAACAAAACGCCATATCAAGTATCGAAAGATACGGGAATTTCAACTGCAACACTGTCTAGTTGGAAAAATGGCGTATATGTTCCGAAAGCAGACAAGTTAATGATTCTTGCGAAATATTTCGATGTATCAATTGAGTATTTCCTTGAAGAGTAGAAAGGAAATAGGATGAACGAATTACAAATTTTTAATTCAGAAGAGTTCGGTGATATCCGAACAGTAACTATTGATAACGAACCAATGTTCTGCTTATCAGATGTATGTAAAGCATTAGGACTCACTCAACCATCAAAAGTGAAAGAGAGACTGAATGAAAAGGGTGTGAGTAGTATTCCTACCCTTACAGCTGGCGGAGAACAGAAACTTCTCTATATTAATGAGTCTAATCTTTACAAGACTATTTTCCAAAGCAGAAAGGAATCTGCCGAAAGATTTACGGACTGGGTTACATCGGAGGTTCTTCCGGCAATCAGAAAGAATGGAAGTTATCAGCTTGCACCACAGGGCGAAGAGTTACTTGCACTTGCGGTGATTGAAGCGAAAAAGACTATAGACTCTCTGAAAGACCAATGCAAGTTTCTTGGTGAACAGGCTGTTGAAAATCAGAAATTGATTTCCGAGCTACAGCCGAAAGCAAATTATGTAGACAAGATTCTTCAATCAAAGTCACTGGTAACTATCACGCAGATTGCAAAGGACTACGGACTTAGCGGAAGAAAAATGAATCAGATTCTAAAGGAATTAAAGATTCAGTATAAAGTCGGTGGACAGTGGGTGCTGTATTCCAAACATCAGAATAATGGATATGTCCATAGCCGGACGATTGACATTACAAGAGCTGACGGCAGACCGGATGTGACAATGCAGACTGAATGGACACAGAAAGGCAGACTCTTCTTATATGAAGAATTGAAGAAGCATGGCTATGTTCCGGTGATTGAACAGGTTGCGTAGGAGAAATATATGGAAGAAAAAAGGAGATTTATAGAAGACAGGCTGAAAAAAATCGGCATCAATTCTATTGAAGAGTTGAATGTAGCCATAAAAAAGGAAACATTAGATATTTCGCTTATGGTTTCCGGAACAAAGAAGAAGGAGGATGTTGCGGCATGAAAGAATTGGAAGTAGTACAGGTCAGAAAGAGAAAAACGGCGGAACAACCGATGGAGCAACCGGTAAAGAAGCCGGATGCCTACGATAAGGTCGTAGAGAAAGCATTTTGGTTTGTAATAGGATTTTCGATCGCACTGATGGTATGCTGCGTGGCTTTCGGGCAGACATCGTATGCATAAGAAAAGTGCCATAGTGAGGCGGCAACCTCTCAGGCACTTAGCTCAAAAACCAATTAAATAATATCACAAATAGGAGAAAAAGAAAATGGCAAAGGAAAAAATAACGATTACGCCTGATGAGTTTGTCAAAAAGTCCGCAGATGCGGCGGCGGATATGATAACTAATAGCGAGTGTGGCATTGATTCAGCGGCGGGACAAGCTCTTATCGCTGTTTCGCAGGAACTTTTTGCAAGGACGCTCTGCAAATTGTTTGAAATGGAGGAAGAAGATGAAACAGCCGAAGAAGTTGACAAGGCAGAATAAGGTCCTGCTGGAAAAGGTGGGTTTAAACCCGGAAGAATGGATGAACCTACTGGAAGATAATTTGTATCTACACATTGTTCAGAAACATTCGGGCGAGCGTGTAGTCAAGATTATAGATAAGAAGAAAGGGGATATAATCGGTGGAAATTAAAAAGGTTAAGTTGCTGTCCATACATATTCAGAACTTTAAAGGATGCAAGGATCGCAATATTGAATTTGGTGAAAAGACAAGAATATTCGGTGCAAATGCCACCGGAAAGACTACGCTATTTGATGCGTTCACATGGTTACTGTTCGGAAAGGATTCGCTGGGAAGTGCTGATTTCGATATCAGACCGCTTGATGCTGATGGAAAGATGATTGATAACATTGAGATTTCCGTCAAGGCAAGAATGTCCGTAGATGGCGAAGAGTACGAACTGAAAAAGACACAGAAGCAAAAATGGGTGAAGCGTCGAGGAACGGACACAACAGAGTTCCGGGGAAACGTTAATGAGTTTGAGATTAATGGTTATCCGAAGTCACAGAAGGAGTTTAAAGAGTTTATCGCAAACATTATTGATGAAGATGTGTTTACTTTGGTAACGAATCCGTCAGCGTTCAATTCACTGGCATGGAAGAAACAACGTGATATTCTCATGAAATTTGTTGGAGATTTCACTGATGAACAGATCGCCGGAACATTCGGTGACAGATACGCAACGCTGATTCCTGAATTAAAGATTGCCAGTACAGATGACATTCTCAAGAAGTACACCAAAGCAAAGAGCTTACTTAACAAAGACATGGTTGAGATTCCAGCAAGAATTGATGAGGTGTCTAAACAGCTTGTTATTGCAGATGTCGGAGCATTGGAAGTTGAAAAAGCTGCAAAAGAAGCGGCTTTACAGAAGGTGGAAGATGAGATTTCCGGTGGTAGCGGAAAACTGGAAGAGGTTAATTCCAAGCGTGAAGAGGTCATGAATCTCAAATTTCATCTGTCAGAAATTCAGAATGCGGAGAATCAGAAGTTGCTTTTGGAATCAACTGATATCCGAAATGACTTATCAAGAACGCGGGATACATTGAATGATCTCAAGCGTGATGTATTGAATAAGGAAAGCGAAATCAGGGATGCTCATGTAAAGTATGAAGATCATGAGCGTGAAAAAAATCGGCTTTTGGTTGAATGGAAGTCTGAAAAAGCAAAGGCATATCCGGCTCTTACTCCGTTGGAACCGCTTACGGACGGCTCGTTTATCTGTCCTACTTGCGGACAGGACTTGCCGGAAGAGGTAAAGCAGAAACGTATTGCTGATTACGAAGCTCGCAAGGCTGCATATGAAAGCAAGTACGAAAAAGATAAGGCAGAGTTTGAAGAAAACCGTGCTAAAAGGATTTCGCAGATTGAAGCTGATGGAAGGTCAGCTGCTAAATCGAGAGACAAATTTAAAACCTTGGAAGAATCTCTTATCAAAGAAAAAGATGAGCTGACTACCAAGTTGGCAGATGCACAGAGGGAATACGAGATTGTTAAAAAGGCTGTAGACGGAATGCCAAAGGTTGCTGATGTTTCAGAAAATGCAGAGTATAAGGCAACTACAGAGAAAATCTCGGCACTTGAAAAAGAGATTGAAGAAATGAGCAAAGATACTTCTTCGATGGAGTTGAAAGCTAAGAGGGACATTTTAAAAGATGAAATTTCCGAGATTACTGTAAGGATTGCGGCAGCAGATAATACCAAGGTGAAAGAGCGTATTGCTGAACTGGAGGAAGGGCAGAAGGAAGTTGGACAGAAGATTGCAGAACAGGAACAGATGATTGACCTTGTGGAAGATTTTATTCGGGCGAAAATGAAAATGATTTCTGAAAAGATCAACGGAATGTTTAAGGTGGTTTCATTCAAGCTGTTCGACAATCAGATCAACGGGGGGCTGAAAGAAACTTGTGAATGTACTGTAAATGGCGTTCCGCTTTCAAGCTTGAATAACGGGCATCGGATTGTTGCAGGATTGGATATTATTCAATCATTATCCAGTCTGTACGGTGTCAGTTGCCCTATTTTCGTGGATAATGCGGAAAGCATCAACGACTTCAATGTGCCGGAAATGGATTCTCAGATGATTTGTTTGGCAGTAACCGATGATAAGGAATTAAAAGTAGAGAGCGAGGTTAAATATGATTAAGGCAGAAAGAAACGGGAAAGGAACAGGATCAGTAGAAATCAGCGGTTTCCTGAGCGACACTATGAATGAATTTAAGGGGATTTGTCGTGGAGTAAGAAAAGTGTTTGTAGATAAGTTCGGAGAGGATGCGGGAGAGAAAGTGTTTAACATTCTTGCAAGCGGAAAGCCTGATGATGAAATCGCAAGCGAGATAAATGAAGTTCTCAAGGATGTTTTTATGGAAAAAGAAAAGAGAATGGATGCTTCTGATGCGATAGGGGCGTTATTGAGACACGTGTTTGAATGAAAGGAGTAGGACTAATGTTATATATCAAAGCCAGATATATGAAAGATGGCGTTCAGCATGGGCGTGAATACACGTTCGGTTCAGATGTGATCGTGAAGCCGGGAGAAGTAGTTTCTATTGGAACTGCGAAAGCTGTAGTAACTGCGGTTGATGTTCCAGAGACGGAAATTCTTCCTTTCCGGGAGAAGCTGAAAAAGATTGATGGGAAAGTGGAGGAAGAGTAATGGCAGAGAAGAATGAAGTTGCTCAGAAGCAGGAATTTACAACTGGTTTGAGTCAGTGGACAAATACCATAACTGGTCTTGTCTCAAGGGATTTTGAGCAGAATGGTGTTAAGTATGATGAATATTCTAAGAAGTGTGCTATGAACGCAATGTCTGCAATATTCCAGTTGGTACAGAACACCGACAAGGCAGATATGAAAAGCCTCAACACCTCTAATCTTAGAGAAGTTGTGGCACAGTGTGCAAGCCTTAAGCTGAATGCTAGTTCAATGCCAAGAGAAGTGTATTTTCAGCTTCGCAGTAAGCAGATCAATGGTCAGTGGATTAAGCTTGTCGAAATCGGTATTGAGGGTGACGGGAACGATGCATTATTAAGAAATTTCGGCGTGAATGTCGATGCTGTCTATCCATCTTGGTTGGTAAAAGAAGGTGATGATTTTATATATCCAAAGTATAAAGGGTTGGAGATCACACCGCCTGAATGGAATCCAAAAGGACTTTCTGAAAAAACCGTTCGTGTTGTAACACCGATTAAGTTAAAAGACGGAACTATTGAGTACAGAATAGCTGAAAGAGAAGCGGTTAAGAATAATTTACTGGCACATATATCTAACAATATGATGAACGAAACATTCGGATTTGTAACCGGAAAGAACTCTAAGGGGAAAGACCGGACGAGACACGATGCTACAGCGGAAGAGAAAGCGAAAATATCTGCAAAAAAAGAGGAAATCTTGTCAGCCGTTCGTAAATGTGAAACACTGGAAGACATTTTGAATAGTGAGGTTGCAAGACCGTTTATTAGTTCGGCATGGCTTAATACACCCGAAGCAATGATTGTTCGAAAGATGCGGAACAATGCTATCAAGAAATTCCCGAAAGACCTTAACAGTATGGCGTCAAGTTCTCTTTTACAGTTGGATGAAACGTATAAGGTAGCACAGGAAGAGATCAAAGAGAATGAAAATTCACAGGAATTTGCAGTTGAAGACGAACCGGATGTAGTAGTTGAATCAGAAGCTGTTGAGGTGGAAACGCCGGAATTCGCAAAGGAGTAAAGATATGGAATTAAAAGATTTAAAAACAGGAATGGTTGTTGAAACAAGAGATGGTACAAAATACTTGATCGTCAATCAGGATGGAAAATTATACGGTATTGGAATGAACGGCTATATGTCGCTTGATGGAGGATATCCACATAAAAGTGATATGACATGGCCGGATGATTCTGACCTTGATATTATGAAAGTTTTCAAGCCAGCATTAAGAAAATTTAGCATCATGCTTTCAGATGAACGTAACTGTATTTGGAATCGTGAAAAAGTACGAAAAATGACCGCTTCTGAAATCTGCAAAGAGCTTGGATATGAAGTGGAGATTGTAAAAGAATGACAGCTCAAACAAAGTGGTTAAGTGATGCCATTGAGGATATGAAAAATGGCACTTATGACATGACGGTTGATGGAAAATGTAGCCAGTGTGGTGCGTGCTGTTCGAGATGCCTGCCTTTATCCAGTAAAGAAATCATTACGATTAAGCAGTACATCAAAGCTCACGATATCAAGCCTTACAGACACTTGTTTCCAGTATCTAAAGAGGTTTACGACCTGGCTTGCCCGTTCATGGACGATTCAAAGCTGAAAGAGAAATGCAGAATCTATCCAGTCAGACCAGAAATATGTCGGCAATTTATTTGTAAAGGCGATAAGAAGCCATTCAGGATGAAAGCCACAAGGTATGAAGTGGTCGATGTTAGGAAGGAATTTTTCGGTGAGTAGGGAGGTACATATAAAATGCCAAATTGGTGTGAAGGAAGTTTGAAAGTTCGTGGAACAAAAGAAAATATGACGAGATTTATTCTTGAAGGCTTACGTCCAGTTGGATTCCTTGGTGAAGAAAAAGCAAAGCTGCAGCTGGATGAATATGGCGATATTAATTTAAATGAAACATGTTGGATTGAAAACACAAGAAGGGGATTTGTCAAAGGTGTAGAAGTTTATCTTTCTGAATATGAAGATGATGAAACCTTTGTTGAAGTCTTTGATTCCAAGTTTGCATGGGGAATTTCAGCAGATGAACTCCTGAAAACATGTGAAAAATATCATGTTGATATGAAAATTCATGGTTTTGAAATGGGGATGGAATTCAATCAGGACATTGAAATTGTTGATGGAAGAATTCTGAAAGATGAAGAACTTCACTTCGAAAATTATCAATGGGATTGCATCTGTCCAAATATGGGCGGTTGATATGACATCAGAAAAGAAAGGTGTTTTTAGTGGTAGTAAAAACAATTAACTCCGGTTCAAAAGGAAATGGTTATGCTCTGATTTCAGGGGAAGATGTTCTTCTCCTGGAATGCGGTGTGCCAGCAAAAGATATGCTGAAAACGATTGACTATCAGACTTCCAAGGTGAGCGGATGCATGGTAAGTCACGTTCATAAAGACCATGTTGGGTACATCAAGCAGTATATGCAGTATGGTATCAAGATTTACACATCCGATGAAGTGGAGACGGACATTGAAACAGTCATGGGCGAAAAGACTGTAGGGTTACAGCGTATGAGGCGTTATCAGATAGGCTCATTTTCGGTGATACCGTTCCGTGTACCGCATGGAGAGACGGAGTGTGACGGATGGTTGATTGATTCACCTGACGGAAGAATCCTTTTCATTACGGATGCTGAGTATTGTCCGTACGATTTCTCAAAAATGGAAATCAACTATGGACTGATTGAGTGCAACTACTCAGAGGACTATATCAGCCGAGAAGAAGATGGGGCTAAATTCTCCCATGTGCTTACTGGGCATATGGAATTACAAACGTGTAAAAGGCTCATACAGAGCATAAACAGTAAAAGCCTAAGAAGTATAGGCTTGATACACTTAAGTGCAGGAAACGGCAATCCGCAGCGGTTCAAAGACGAGATACGAAGTGTGGTTGACTCAGATGTGAATGTTTGGATTGCCGAAAAGCGTGCAGAGAAAGAGTTTAGGCTTACGCCATTCTAGGAGGAGCAATGATTTACAAAATATTATTAATAATTTTTTACGCTATGGGAGCGACTTTTGATTTTTACATGTATAAAGACACTGAGAATAAAGGATTTTTAATTCCGTTTTTAGGATTCTTGCTCGCAATAATCTTAAGTATCGTAAACATGATTATTTATTTACTTAAATAAGGAGGACTACATAGATGAATAAAACAGTTTTAATGGGGAGATTGACAGCAGATCCGCAGGTGAGATATTCACAGGGAGACAATGCTACAGCGGTTGCAAGATATACACTTGCTGTAAACAGAAAATTTAAGAAAGATGGAGAGCCGACAGCGGATTTTATTCCTTGTGTTGTCTTTGGACGGTCGGCTGAATTTACAGAGAAGTATTTCCGCAAAGGAATGCAAGTTGCTGTCTCAGGGCGTATTCAGACCGGAAGCTACACAAACAAGGACGGAAACAAGGCGTATACAACAGATGTAGTTGTGGAAGAACAGGAGTTTGCAGAAAGCAAAGCAGCCAATCAGCAGAATCAGCAGTCAGCAGGAAGTGGATCAATTCCGGCATCGGACGGGTTTATGAATATCCCGGATGGAATGGATGAAGAATTACCATTTAGTTAAGGAGATGCAATGTCAAGCGGAGTAAGACCGGAGTATTGTTGCCATCCCGATTGCTTTCAGTGCCCATATCCTGATTGCAAATACAATGGCACTTTAGCCGGTGAGAGAGTGGACGTTAATATGACGGATGGGATAAGCCGTGAAGAATATATAAGGAGAAAGAATGAGAAGCGGAATGGCTGGAAAAAAGGACTGTTCGTATCCAAATTGCTATGAATGCCAATATGAGGATTGCATTGTTGATAACGTAAATGCTCTTCTTAAGAGAAGACGCTGGAATGCGAATCCTGAAGTTTATAGGCAGAAGCAGAGGGATTATAGAAGCAAGGTGGCAGAATCACTTCCTCATTGTGACGAATGCAATGAATGTACCCTTGTCAAATTAGATAAGGGTACAGGTTTTAAGAGACTGTGCGTCCCAGAAATGCGGTTGATTTTGCAGAAAGTGACGTGCTGTCCGCAGTGGTGTCCGAAGAAAATACCGGTAAAGGAGCGGGAACATCAGAGATATTTACGAAAAAAAGAACTTAAGGCAGGTGAGAAAACTGATACTAATTAGCGATAAAGGGCAGCAGAAAGGTAAACATACTGCCAAAGAGAATTATTGGCAAAAGCAAGGAATTGAGGTTCTGACTATGCCTCTTCCGTGTGGTGATTACATTATTGCCAATGAAAAGGTTACGGATGTAATTAACCGGAAGAAAGAACGTGGGATTCCAGTAAAAAAAATGGATTTCCTTGGAACGTACAATGTGACTGTTGACACGAAGAAAGATATTCAAGAGCTTGTGGGGGATATCTGCGGTAAACAGCACGCTCGGTTCAGAGATGAGTGTATTTTAGCTCAGAACAACGGAATTAAATTGTATGTGCTTACTCAAAATGCTGGGGGTTTAATTGGTGGAACGAAAGATATCTATAACCCAACTATTAAGTCATTGGAAGACTTGCATAGCTGGAAGAATCCTAGATTATTCGTGATGAAGCCAACAAAAGAAATTATTGGCTATTACAAAACAAGCGGCAACCCGAAATATAAACGTGTTCAGCGATATCCAACAGCAACTAAGGGAGCAACACTTATGAAAGCTTGCATGACGATGCAGAAAAAATATGGAGTAGAATTTGTGTTTTGCCACGATTCAGAACAAGGATCCATGGTATTAGAATTACTTCAACGGGAGGTGAATTAGATGGCTGAGAAGAGAATGTTTTCCAAGCAGATTATTGATTCGGATGCTTTCTTGGAAATGCCATTATCCACACAAGCATTATACTTTCATCTCTCTATGAGAGCGGATGATGATGGATTTCTGAATAATGCAAAAAAGGTAATGAAGATCATCGGTGCAAATCAGAATGATTACGATCTGCTTGTTGCGAAATCATTTGTCATACAGTTTCCAGACGGGATCTGTGTAATCAAGCATTGGAGAATTAATAATTATTTGAGGAAAGACAGATACACGGAAACGATTTACCAGGAAGAAAAATCACATCTAACAGTGCAACCGAATGGCAGATATTCCTTTAGAAATGCCGTGGAATCTTCGGACGTTTTACCGCTTGGTATACCAGTTTGTAACCGGTTGGATACCCAGAATAGAATAGAGAAGAATAGAGAAGAAAAGAATAGTATATATAGTGCAGAAAAACTGCACGATGAACAATCACTTGATGACTTCTTTGAATCTATTTGGAAGTTATATCCAATCAAAAAAGGGAAAGGGCAGGTATCAACATCAAGGAAGAAAGCACTTCAAAAAATCGGATACGATCAGATTGGACGTTGTGTTGATCGATTCTTGAAAGATATGAGTGACAGCGGTAGAGATCGTAAATATTGGATGCATGGAAGCACGTTCTTCAACAGTGGCTACGTTGATTATTTAGATGAAAACTGGGAGAAAGAAGCGGGAGAAGTGAAGAGTGTAGAAGAATCTGGCGATCGCTTCTCCTGCCTGGAACCATCTTTCCGTAAGACACTGGAAGGTGCGGGGGCGATTGAAGGGCAGTCACTTAACTACGGACCTATCAGAGATCATCCAGAATGGCTACAACAGCTCAAGGAGTGTGGTGTAAGTGATTTATGAGTTTAAAGCGGAAGATGCGTATGAGTTCGCAAGACATATCCGTGAGCCGGTAAAGCAAAAAGGAGATGAGCTGCGGTTTATTCGTTACTGCCCGTATTGTCGTGGTGGAAATGGCGGAAAGAGAGATAAGGATACCTTTTCCATCAACCTGAAGACCGGTCAGTTCAAGTGCCTGAGATCGAGCTGCGGTGTTACTGGAAACATGATTAGCCTTGCGAGGGACTTTGATTTCAGTCTTGGCGAACAGGTGATGGAGTATTACCAGCCAAGAAAACAATACCGGAGATTGAAGACACCGGATAAGCCAATTATCCCAAAGGAACCGGCTATTACTTATCTGGAGAGCAGAAAAATATCTGACGAAGTTGCTCGTGAGTATGAGATTACTACTCAGAAAGACCATGACAATATACTCGTATTCCCATTTTATGACGGAGATGGGAAAATGCAGTTCGTGAAATACCGGAAGACAGATTTCAACAAAGAAGTGGATAAGAACAAGGAATGGTGTGAATCGAACTGTAAGCCGATTCTATTCGGGATGAAGCAATGCAAGGACTTCACAAGGCTTGTGATTACGGAGGGGCAGTTAGATAGCCTTTCCGTAGCGACAGCCGGTATAAAGAATGCCGTGAGCGTTCCGAACGGAGCAAAGGGATTTACCTGGATTCCATATTGTTTTGACTGGGTGAACAAATTCCAAGAGATTGTAGTGTTTGGAGATTTTGAAAAAGGGCATATGACATTACTGCCAGAATTGAAGAGCAGATTTCCCAACAAGATTAAACACGTCCGAGAAGAGGACTACAAAGGCTGTAAAGACGCAAATGAGCTGTTGACGAAGCATGGGTGTGAAGATGTTCGACTAGCAGTAGAAAATGCTGAATATGAGCCTGTCAGACGCGTCAAAGAGCTGTCTGACGTGCAGGACGTTGATATATACAGTTTAAAAAAGCTGGACTCCACGATCAACGAGTGCAATCGCCTGTTATACGGCGGTATTCCTTTCGGTGGGGTTATCCTTATCACTGGAAAGCCGGGAGAGGGAAAGTCAACACTTGCAAGTCAGATTGTAGGCAGGGCGATTGAGACCGGACATAAGGTGTTTGCTTATTCCGGTGAGCTTCCAAACTATTTGTTTAAAGCGTGGCTTGATTTTCAGATAGCCGGTCCGCAGCACATCATCGAAACAACAAACAGATTTGGAGATGTTTCAAGAAAGATTTCCAATCAGAATCAAGAGTTGATTAATGCCTGGTATCGAGGAAAAGCGTTTATTTATGACAGTTCGATTGTCGATGGAGATGAGAAAGAGGATCTGTGCAAAACCGTACAGCAAACGGTTCTCCAATACGGAACAGATGTTGTTCTGATTGATAATTTAATGACTGCGATTGATTTAGATGCAGAAAAAGGATCTGACAAGTATGAGAAACAGAGTCTTTTTGTGAAAAAACTTGCGAGGATGGCATTGCAATTCGATGTATTGATTTTGCTTGTAGCTCATAAGAGGAAGAACAATTTTTCCACGAATGAGACAGACGAAATCAGCGGTGCAGGAGACATATCAAATCTTGCTTCACTGGTGATTGGATACAGCAAGGATAACGAGTTGAGCAATGCGTATCGAAGGCTCACAGTTCCGAAAAACAGATTGTTTGGGAGAATCAATACAAAGGGATTTCTCGTCATGTATGATGAGCGATCCAAGAGAATTTACGGTGAAAATGATGATTTAACCGTAGAGTATGGATGGGCGAAGCAAGACGGATTCAGCGAGGCAGATCAACTAAAGATTCCGTTTGAGTAGGTGAGAATATGACGGAAGAAGAAAGAAAAGTTTATTACCAAGTGATTACGCAAAATTGGCTTGCATTCAATGAATTTCTGAAACATGGAGATTTTTCTGATGATATTGAATGCGAAATGTCAGAGGTAATTCATAAAATCTACGAAACTAATGGAAAAACAAGTTTTGCGAAGAGCATATGTCTAGCAATCCTTGATGAAATAGAGAGACTTTGCAAAGAGAAACGAGGTAAGTAATGAAATACAAAGTGGGAGATAAGGTAAGAGTCAGAAAAGATTTAGTGGTTGGGAAAAGATATGGTTATTTGGCGGCTGCGGGTAAAATGGTTGAAAAAAGTGGGAAAATCGTAACGATTCGCACTGTTTGTGGTAATTTTTATAGAATTTACGGGGACTTGTGTGCGTGGACAGACGAAATGTTTGAGCCAGTAGAAGAGCTGACAGCAGAAGAAGCAATTAGAATTCAAGCTGAGATGTGCAGTGTTGCAACATGCAATGACTGTGAAATCAACAAGCTTAGAGGTGACTCTCATTGCGGATGTGCTGTATTTCGCTCGGAGTACCCAGACAAAGTGGTTGAAGTCCTCAAGCAGTGGAAGAAAGACCATGAGAAGAAAGAAGTTGAGGTTGAATTTGCTTGCGTTGTTCGAGTGATTGAAGATACAGGTGAAGAGAAAAAATGCGTGCATGAAGAAAATGTCACGGAAACGCAGGACGAAACATTCAAAATGAAAATGAAAAGGATTTTGGAAGAATACTGCAAGGAACATGAAGGAAAATTCTTTGCAGTATACGAAGAAAGATGTCGAGTAAAGGAGTAGGTTATGGATATTGAAGTACACAAGGACTATGAGCAGATAGACAAAGAGAATATCGAAGTGTTCAAGAAGACTGGTTTAAAACATTCCAGTGAGAACCGCTTCCGCTGTGTAATCTGCGGAGAACCAGCTTGTATTAACAACAGTATGAGTAACTGTGGACACAAACTGATATGCAATTGGTGTGCAGCAAGAACATTTCGCAATGCTGCAGAAGCGTTTGAGTGGATGAATAAAGGAGATTGAAGATATGACAAATAAAATTTTAGAAGAAAAAGTACGAAAATTAGAAGATGAATTACGTGAAATAAAATCAGAGTTAAAGGGTGAAAAATTTCGTAGTCTTGAAATTGGAGACACGTTCGAATTAGCTGGACTTACATGGAAAATGCTGGATAGGACAGATAAAGGTATTGTTTGTTTAGCCGAAAGAATAAAAGATTCTTTTAATTTTGGGACAAACAATGATTGGAAGGAAAGCAGTATTAGAAAATATCTCAATAAAGAATTCTATGAAAAGCTGGTTGATGAAATTGGAGAAGATCATGTAGTTGCATTCGAGAGGGTGTTAACCTCATTAGACGGACAGAAGGAATATGGATCATGTGAAGATAAGGTATCGATTATTAGTCTTGATGAGTACAGAAAATATCGTGAATTAATTCCAAATGAAAAATATTGGTGGTGGACTTTAACTCCTGACAGTACAAAATGCAATAACGATACTTCATGGGTTCGTATTGTTTCTCCGTCCGGCTATTTCAGCAGTAATTACAGCAACGGCAGCGGCGGTGTTCGCCCATTTTGTATCTTTTCTTCTCCACTCTTTGAATCTTGTGAGGAAGATGATGACTAATGGCGGAACTTGATTAAGAGATAAATTACAGAAAGGAGCAGGAGATTTGCTGGCCAGCATGAAAGGATCCTTTGCTCCGAGTAAATATGGAACAAAGAAGGAAGAAAATAAAGTGTGAGATATGGAAAGATATACCTGAGTACAAAGGATTTTATCAGGCATCGAATCTTGGAAATATCCGGTCTTTGGACAGAAAGATATCAAAGATTGGGAATGGAGGTGTAAACGTAACCAGTTTTATGAAAGGACGTGTGCTTGCACAAAGAATACAAAACGGAGGCTATCCAATTGTTAGTATAAGCGTAAACGCAAAAAGAAAGATATGTACAGTTCACAGATTGGTTGCATCAGCGTTTTTAGACAATCCTGAAAAGTTTAGGGACGTAAATCATAAGGATGGAAATAAAAGAAATAATTATGTAGAAAATTTGGAATGGACTTCGCATGGGGAAAATATAAAGCATTCCTACAACGTTCTTAAGCAGGCACGGAATTGCAAGCCAATAAAATGCGTCGATACCGGAGTTGTTTATAGTTCATGCAAAGAAGCAAGTGATTTAACCGGAATTAACGTTGGTAGTATTAACCATGTAATTACTGGGATTGCGAAAACGGCAGGAGGCATGAGATGGGAAAGAGTATGAAATGTGAAATCTATAGAGACTCGATGCAAAATTTTCGCCGTTATGGAATACCGAAAGCGCAACTGATTATAGCAGATGTGCCATACAATGTTGGAAGCAACTTCTATGGAAGCAATCCAATGTGGTATGTAGGTGGGGATAACAAAAACGGTGAAAGCAAACTTGCAAAGAAAGCAGCATTCAATTCTGACTTTAATTTCAATTTATATGAATACTTCCACTTCTGCTCGAAGATGTTGAAGAAAGAGCCAAAGAAAGCCGGTAGACGTGGAAGAAGTTCTGATGCACCGTGCATGATTGTATTTTGCAGTTTTGAGCAGATGAGTACATTGATCAATGCAGCTAAGAAACATGGTTTTAATAATTACATACCGCTTGTATTCGTGAAAAATTATAGCCCACAGGTATTGAAAGCAAACATGCGTGTTGTGGGTGCTACGGAATATGCACTGGTATTATACCGGGATAAGTTGCCGAAATTTAGAAACGGTGCAAAATTTGACGAAAACGGTAAGACGATTCGAGGTACCGGACATATGGTGTTTAACTGGTTTAAGTGGGAAAAGGACGGGAAAGAGATACCTAAAATCCATCCAGCACAGAAGCCGGTTAAGGTGTTGGAGCAACTGATCCAGATATTTACGGATCCGGGGGATGTGGTTATTGATCCTTGCTGCGGTTCCGGTAGCACATTGCGAGCTGCAAGGAATTTAGGTAGAAGTGCTTACGGATTTGAAATTGATCGAAATTTTTACAGTAAAGCGAAAAATGAGATGTTGAATGTTGAAGTAGATCCGCAGATGAGCATTACTGATTTTATCGGAGGTACACAGTGAAATTTATAGATTTTTTCGCCGGAATAGGTGGTTTCCGAAAGGGAATGGAACTTGCTGGACATGAGTGTGTTGGTTTTTGTGAATTTGATAAATTTGCGACTGCAAGCTACATATCCATGCATCTTCTGACAGATGAGCAGAGAAAAGTACTGGAAGAATTACCGCTGAAAAAGCGACAAAAGGAGATTTTGAAAGATGAATACAGAAACGGAGAATGGTACGCAAATGACATTAGACGAGTTTGTGCCGATGACATCCCAAAAGCAGACTGTTGGTGCTTCGGATTCCCTTGTCAGGACATTTCAGTCGCAGGAAAGCAACTTGGATTTCAAGGAAACCGTTCGAGCTTGTTTTTCAGAGTTATGTATCTTGTCGGACAGCTCAAAGAAGAAGATAAACCCACTCACCTTTTCATTGAGAACGTTAAGAATTTGCTTAGTGTTAATGGAGGATGGGATTTCGCCAGATTGCTCGTTGAAATGGAGCAGGAGGGGTACGATGCAGAGTGGCAGGTGTTCAACTCCAAAGATTTCGGAGTGCCACAAAACAGAGAAAGGTGTTTCATTATCGGACATCTTAGAGGGAGAAGTACCGCAAAAGTATTTCCTGTCGAAAGAGCAGACGGAGAAAATAGTATTTCAATAATTGACCATAAAGATGGATATAGAAGAAACACACAAGTATTTGACCAGAACGGCATTACAGAAACGCTGGATACTGCACAGGGCGGTGGAAGAGGTCACCATGTAGCGTTACCGTGTTTTATAGATTTATGCAATAGAGGAACAGAAACAACTAGTATTGCCAGATGCTTGCAAGCGAGATACTACAAAGGAGCCGGAACGTACAAAGCACAAAATAGCGGTATTGCAATTCCTGTACTTACGCCTGATAGAGCGGAGAAAAGGCAGAATGGACGGAGATTCAAAGAAGATGGTGAGCCGATGTTTACACTTACTGGACAGGATAGACATGGAGTAGGAATAGAGCCGCTCGGAGTGCTGCGGAATGTTCGTAGTGATTACGGAAAAGAAATCCGCAAAGATTATGAAGCTGGAAACATCAAAATCTCCAGACATGAATTCCCCGAAAGTGAAGTTAGAGATGATGGAGTAGTGAACACATTATCAACAGTGCAAAAAGATAACCAACTTGCAGTTAAGGTAGCCGAAGCAACAAAACAGGGTTATTCAGAGTGCAGAGTAGGTGTAGATAGCGTAAATTTATCTGTTCCGGGGAGCAAAACCAGAAGAGGAAGAGTAGGACATGACCTTGCAAATACGCTTGATACCAGTTGCAATCAAGGAATTTTTGTACAGGTATCAGATGATTTGATTGTGTATGCTGTCTGGTATGAAAAATATCAGTGTTATATAGCAATTCGAAAATTAACTCCAAAGGAATGTTTCAGACTGCAAGGATGGACAGATGATTATTTTGAAAAAGCACAGTTTGTAAATTCTGACAGCCAGTTGTATAAGCAAGCCGGGAACGGCGTAACTGTAAATGTAATTCAGGCAATTGCGGAAGGGATGAAAATAAATGATGCTGAAAGAATTTCTTGAAAATCATTATGGTGGCAAGCACGTAAGAATATATGTTGATGACAGGGCGAGAGTCACAGGTACGACAAGTCAAGTCCTCTCGTATGTAAAAAGAGAACAGCTAGAAAAGCCGATAAAACAAATAACACCCGTAAATGATGAAATGATAGACATAGCAATATAGGTAGGTGAGAAGAATGGACATTAAATTAAAAGAGATAGACAGAGATTCTCTGAAAGTTGGAGATGTAGTAGGAGTGGCGAGAGAAGTAAACTACGGATGGAAATCATCATTCCGGCATAGAAGAATTATTCCGGCGAAAATTATAAAAATCACTCCAAAGCGAACCAAATTCTTTACGGATAAGTTTGGAGAACATGACAAAAGAGAAGTATTTTATGAGTGTGATAGTGAAGCTGCGAGAGAAACTTTTTTTGCTAAGGCATTTAGAGATATTCAGGACGGAATATTTGAGTTAACTGAATCGAAAAGAAAAGATCGCATTGAGAAAATCAGTGATGAAGATCTGCCGGAAGTAGCTAGACACATGAAAGCAATTATGGAGATTATGGAGAAATACAAGGAGTAGCAATGTTTGAAGAACTATATAAATTCATATCAAGATTGCATTACGGGATAAAGTTCATGCCGGAAAAGGATTTTGACGAGCTTTTATCTCGGTGCGACTGGGAGCAAAAGATGTATGCATTGTGCTTTAGATATTGGTAAACGTGGAGGAAAATTCATGAGAGTAGCACTAATTGATGTAGATGGTCACAACTTTCCAATGAATGAACGAAAAAGTAAAGTAGTTGAAAATGACGGAGTATACAGTTGCCCATTTTGTGGAAGCAAAAAAATCAATTTGTGTACCCAAGCTGTATTAATAAAAACTGAAGATGCAAATACAGGAAAAGAAGTCGATGAACGTACAAACAAAATCAGAAAGCTGACCAATCGAGAAAAAGCGATGGAATATGATAATGCAACAACAGATGGTGTGGGATGTTGGCATTATTCATGTAGAAAATGCGGTTGGCAAAGTGACATATATACAGAATAGAGGAAGATTGCGCGATAGCGTGTCAACTTCTGACTTGGGGAAAATAATAAATCAGACAGCCGATTATCACTCGGTAGACGGCTTGTCGAGAAAGGAATGAAATGAAGAAAATACTTGATGCATGTTGTGGAAGTCGGATGTTTTGGTTTGACAGAACGAATCAAGATGTCCTATTTGCAGACAATAGAGAGCTTGAAACAACATTGAGTGATGGGAGAACACTTCTAGTTAAGCCGGATATAAAAATGGACTTCCGGGAGATGCCGTTTTTGGACAATACATTTAAGATTGTGGTGTTTGACCCACCCCATTTAAAACAAGCCGGCAGTGAATCATGGCTTGCTAAGAAATACGGGGTTCTACCGAAAGATTGGAAACCATACTTGAAAGCCGGATTTGACGAATGTATGAGAGTATTGGAACCGGACGGAATACTGGTTTTTAAGTGGAACGAAGAACAAATAAAGCTGAATGACGTGTTGAAAGAGTTTGGAAAGAAACCACTTCTCGGAGACCAGAGAGGTAAGACACGTTGGATATTGTTTATGAAATAGGAGAGATATGAAGAAAATATTATGTTTAATTCTAATTTGTGTTTTCTTGGTCGGTTGTTCTGACGAAGTTTCAGACAAGAACTGTGGGCCACAAGAAGAAATCACATATACCTACGAAGATGTGGACGCAACAATTATTTACATAGACATGCGGGAATGGTTCGCTATTTGCCCTCGATGGGAGTGGGAAATAGAAGTCGAATACGATGGCATGACCTATGAAGAAAACGATTATGCGAGCGGTGGAATGAATGGACCGAGTTTTGCAGATAGTCGAGAGGGTGATTCGATAAGAGTTGAAATAACCAATAAATACATAAATGGTGAATTGGTGGACAGGTATATATCAGAGATTGAATAAGGAGAAAGGGACGAATTATGAGTACATTTGAAGAAAGAATAGCGAAAGCAGTAACAGAGAAATTGAATGACGGAACAGTTGAAGAGCTTGTATCCGATGCTGTAACCAAAGCACTGAAAAGTAGTATCGAAGAACAGTTCAGATGGAATGGTGATGCAAGAAAGGTTATTGATGAGAAAGTAAAAGAAGTAATGACACCGGCAATCGAAAGAGTAAGTTTGGATGATTATGTGGTAAAACTTGATACAATTCTCACAGAAATTATCAACAGCACGAATTTAGTTGACAACAAGAAAATCTTAGGAAATTTCAAAAACCTTATGACAGAGCCGGATAAAGATGTAATCAGCTTAAAAGACGTATTCGAGAAATATAAGGAATATGTCAGCGAGAATGTTGATACATCTGAACTCGAAATTTATACAGATGATAGACCGGCGTATCAGAATGTGACAGCGGAAGTGACTGTGGATATAAGAACTAGCATATTCGGAGGAAGATTTTGTTATTTGGTTTTTAAATGTGAAGAGGATGAGAAACTGACAAAAGAAATCCATTTGTATGAATCAGAAGGCAATGGATTTGGAATTACAAGATTAAAGAGCGGACTTGATATCAATTCGTTAAGACGCATGGATAAATTTGACATTTTCATGATGCGGTTAGATCGAGCGTTCTGCAATATCACAGATATTATGGATATGTACGATGATGATATTGAGGTTGAAGCTGAACCAGAAGCATCCTGGAGCTGATGAAGAAAAGGAGAAATCACATGAAAGGGAAGAATACACTGGAAGATAAGCCTTTTCGATATGGTGGAATTTTAAAAGATTACAGCAAAGAAATTCATGAGATAAATGGGCGGGTGGAAAAGTATGAAACTTAGAAGAATCCGAACAACTTTCTCCTTAACAACCAAGAAGAGAATATATGTATTACAGTTCACACTAAAAGAGCCGTGGTTATTACCAAAACATGATAAGCACTATGGAAAAGTGGATTGTAATTTGTATGGATGGTTGTTTGTATATTTTGGATGGGTTAATTGATGGAGGAATAATCGTGACGGAACAGGAGAGAAAAGAAATCGTTGCGGAAGTTGAGAAATCCGGCAGTTATAACTGTTGATTGAAAAGGAGAACAAAGATGAAGAAGGAATCACTGATTCATAAAATCTTGAGGAAACTTGGTTTTATCAAAGACATTGAAGATGATAGGAAATTGAAAATGGGGATGTGCGAAAGAGCAAGAAATGCAAATGTATGCCCGAAGAATTGCGATATGTGTGCATGGAATACGAAAGGTGGAGTTAGTTATGAGAATCATTAGTCAGGATGGAGCGATTGACGTCCCTTACGAAAATGCAGATTTGGAAAGAAAAGGGAAAACAATATCTGTATGGACGCTAGATAACGTATATGGTAGTTTTGCAAGTTATTCCACCGAAGAAAAAGCAATCAAAGCTATGGAAATGTGCAGAAAGCATTATGCAGCAATGGAATACAACAGACGTATTATTCCAAAGGGAGATACACTTGCAGATATGGAGATTGCGAAGGAATTTCTTGCATCTGGTTTTATCTTCCAGTTTCCGGCGGAGGAAGAGGTGTAAACATGGGAAAGATTGATGAATATGCATCAGGCAGAAATGACGGTTTGCTGTTGGCATTGAAAATCGTAGAGGAAGATGGCGTGGATGCTCTGCGGGAAGAAATTAAATTCCGTGGAGCGAAAGGAATTAATACAGCAATGAGCAAAAAAGAGTTGAATAAGGCTTGCACCAAAATAAAAGAGATGACTCTTGATACTATGCTGACTCTTTCAGTGGCTACCCTGCATGATGAATTTGATTTTGGTGCGAAAAGATGTCAACGATTTATAAAAAGGGCAAATCTCAAGGCAGAGTGTATAGTGGATGATCTTGCAACATGGGATGATTTTGTCGAGCAGATCAGAGAGGAACTTGGGATTCAGATAACGATAAGGAGCAATGATTGATGGACGTTAAAAAGACAAAAGTAGAAAGCCTTGACATAATCGTGACCATGATGGAGGACAAGCCATACTACGAGATAAAATACAAAGAAATTGGCAGTGATCATTTTTGTATCGGGTACAGTTCATATCGCTTAGATTATGTGTTGGAATGGAAAAAGCAGTATTTTGAGTTGATTGAAAGTGAAGCAGGAGCGGATTCAGGATGGATCCCATGCAGCGAGAGGCTGCCGGAAATAAGAGAAGATGTCCTTGCTACAGTAAAATACAGTGGGTTCATGGGAATGTACGGAACATGGATAAAAACAGGACATTTAGAAAACGACAATGATTGGTTTGGTGATTGCATTGGTGGAAAAGTTATTGCCTGGATGCCGCTTCCGGAACCGTACAGGGAGGGGTGAAGAAGATGAATAGAAAGGAAACTACACTTTTTCTGTCACATATTCTTGAACGTACAAAACTAAACGTCTTTGGAAAACATTATGCAAAAGAAGTGAGCATTGACCCGTGGACATCCAAGGCGAAACGCGTGGATTATATGCAGTTTTCACCCGGAGATCAAATATCCGTATCAGGGATAGAAAAAGGAATATTTACTTGTTACGAAATTAAAAGTTGCAAGGAAGATGTTTATAGTGGGAATGGACTGAATTTCTATGGAGAAAAGAACTATATAGTAACTACGATGGAGTGCTACAAAGATTTGTTGCCGGATTTACGAAGTGGAAAATTTGATGAACACTTACGCAAATGCAACCCGGAATCCTCTAAATATTGGGGAATTATGGTAGCAGTTCCATGCATGAAAGAGTTGGAGGATGAATTTCAGAATCCAACGGCAATAGATGTAAATGCGAAAAGTTGGGAGCTGAAAGTGGTAAAACCTTGCAGAATTGGACCAAGGAACAGGTCTATGACAGAATTACTTTTTTGTATGTTAAGGAGTGGAAGATAATGAGACTGATTGATGCTGATGCGATGGAAGAATTAAAACCATGCCCTAGATGTGGAGCGAAAGCATATCTTTCAAGAGATGTGGCAGACGGATTTTATTTCGGATGGTCGGCTGGCTGTCCGAGATACTGCCACTACGATGGAATACATGGAACAACAATAGACACAGCCGAGGAAGATTGCTATGCGGTACATGGAGTGAATTCAAAAGAAGAAGCTATTGAGATATGGAATAAACGCGTTGAGCATCTGAAAGAACTCGATAAGAACTCGATCAATAGATAGGTTACGAGAAAATCTTCAAAGAAATGCAAAAGAACCAGTTGAGATAAAGGAGAATGATATGAGTAGAGAAATTTTATTCCGTGGAAAGCGGATTGATAACGGGGAGTGGATTGAGGGATATTATTTTAAAGCCAATGAAAAACATATGATTCTGAATTTTACAGTGCAAAAAAATGAACTGTATCACAATATGTATGAAATAGAACCGAACACCGTCTGCCAGTACACAGGACTTACCGGCAAGAACGGTAAGAAGATTTTTGAAGGCGATATATTCAAATTCAATGATGAAGTGTGGGAAAGTTCATACACAGCCTGCGGAACAGAATATGATTCTTGGGAAGTAGATAATTATGGCGTGGTGGGATATGACAATGAAACTGCAAGATATGATTTTTACAAATACAAGTACGGCGAAAATTCAGTAGAAGCAGATTTGCATGAAAATCATGGTCTTGAATTTGCGGATTTTATACAAGAGTTAAAGGTTGGCGGAAACATTTTCGATAATCCGGAGTTGTTGGAAATGGAGAATGGTAAGAATGACAAATGAAGAAGCGATTAAGCAGTTAGAGTTTGACAAAGAAATGATTCTTTTTAATCCGAACAACGGAGAGCATCAAACAATCGAGCAAGTAAAAATTCATAACGAGGACAATTACAATGCATATATTGCTGATTGCAAGGCGATTGAAGCACTTGAAAAGCAGATTCCGAAGAAACCAGTGCTGGATGATATACAGCACGTAAGATATACGATGAATTATAAGTGTACTGCTTGTGGAGGAAAATTTACGGGAAGAGGATTTGCAGATTATTGTTATCATTGCGGTCAGAAATTAGATTGGGGTGGAGAGCATGAGTGAAATTAAATTACTTCCGTGTCCGTTCTGCGGTGGAGAAGTAAAGTTTATACATACAGGTTGCAATACTAAAGCAAGAATTGGATATTTACGCTGCGATATATGCGGTGAAAGTTTCTTTAGAAGAATTAGATCGAATGATACAGAGGACGAATTAGCTGAAAGATGGAACACCCGCAAGCCTATGGAGCGGATCGTGGAACAGTTGGAAAGGAAGAAAGTTGAGAACCCTAATGATATGATTTTTTTGGGGAAAAATCTTGCTTTTGATGAAGCAATCGAGATAGTCCAGAAAGGGGTGCGGAATGAGGCTAATTGATGCAGACGCACTGATAGAATTTATTGATCCGGGACATTTACGGCATCCTGACGAACTTGCCTTCTCCGAACTGGATGTTGTTAATATGCTGAATCACGCACCAACAGCTTATGATGTGGACAAGGTTGTAGAGCAGTTGGAAAAAGAATTACGACTTGCTGAGCTCGTTGTGCAAGAGAAAATCCGTTGCAGTTCGATTCGGCAAAAGGATATGCGAGTGGAATTGCAACTGCGATCGAGATCGTGAAAGGCGGTGGAATAAATGAATAGAGAGATTCTTTTTAGAGCGAAGAAAATAGACGATGGCGAATGGGTAGAGGGATATCTGTTTGATGATGGATTGCCAAAACCGAAACGATTTTTTATTGGCGGGTTTGGTATTTATGAATACGAGGGTGCACCTAATCAATGGGCGATTAACAGACAAGATATCGCAGAAATAGATCTAGATACTATCTGCCAGTATACAGGGTTGAAAACCGCAAGTGGTGTAAGGATATGGGAAAATGATATCATAGCCATAGCCACAGGCGAAAATGGTGAAGAATACCGAGGTCTAGTGGAATACGAACACAGTGGATTTGTAATTAAATGGGTAAATAGCGATTACCTCAGAACGGATCTGTGGTACTGGGCGAATAGACCAGGTGCGGATGTTATTGGAAATGCATTTGACACACCGAACTTGCTTAGTAAAGAGTCAGATAGCGTGGTTTTTCATGATTTCATGAAGAGAGGAATGGAGTAGTGGAGATGCTTGATAAATTTTCTGAAAGACTACACGCATTAAGAAAAGAACGTGGTCTTTCATATAAAGAACTTGCAGAACAGCTAAATTCTCACGCTTCTGATGGTGCATTATTCCGGTGGGAGAATGGCTATGTAAAACCGAGACTGGACTATGTTATTCTTCTAGCGGACTTCTATGGAGTGTCACTGGATTACATAGTCGGAAGAAGCAATAAAAGAAAGGGGTAAGCATGGCAAAAATATTTAAGATAAGCGGATATTTGGTGGACGTTGAGGGAGATATTGATGCGAGTGAGGTTGTTGCGGAAATCAGTTTCGGTTTAGATGGGATGATAAACCAGCACATCCATGTAGAAGAAGCAGATATTGGACGTTGGAGTGATGAAAATCCATTGAATTACGGCAACTGCGATCTTGCGGAATGCGAGAAGCATTTCAAGAGAAAAGTTCCAGTAGATAACGACAGGAAAGTTGAGATTGGTAAGATCTACAGACATTTCAAAGGGCATACGGTTAAAGTGATCGCAGTCAGCCAGGATACAGAAGCACCGGGACAATTCTATGTAGTATACGAATGTGAGGACGGAGCAATTTGGTGCAGACCTTATGGAATGTTTGTGAGCGAGGTCGATCATGTAAAATATCCGGACGTGCAGCAGAAATACAGATTTGAATTAGTGGAAAAGGAGAGGGGCAGGTAATGACTAAAGACATTTTAGATAAGGCAAAAGAATTGGAAAGAGACATTGAAAGTCTTAGGATTTTAATTAAAGAGAAGGAAAGCGGGGACGGATTGTGCGTATCCAGTTCATTCCCTTACAATTACGGGCAGTCGCTCCGATTCCAAAAAGAGTTGTGTGAGTGGCTGCGACAGAAAAAATCAGAGTATGAAAAAGAGTTGGAGGCGTTATGAAATGGCTGAGAAAATGACAAATGCCGACCGCATAAAGAAAGCAACAGACAAGGAATTGGCTGATATGCTGTGCAAAATAACAAGATGCTGCTCCGATTGTATAGCACAGGAAATGTGCTACGAGGGACATACAGGATATGAAGATTGGCTTGCATCGGAAGAATGGAGTGATTTTTCGTGAAACGAAGTACAGAAGAAAGAAGCTGTCCAGCTGAAATGGATAATAATTTCCAAACGCATTATAAGCGTCTTGAAAAGACAAGGCCGCCAATAGATGCGGTGAGAAGATTCAGGACTCCTGCGTATGAGGCTGTAACAACGTATTTAAAGGAAGAACCGGATGAGTGACTGCGTAGACAGGGGATAGACATTAGAACTGGAATAGTGGAATAAAGTGTACTGAGGCAGATGATTGATAAGCGGTCATCTGCTTTTTCGTGAAAACGCTTGACTATCGGGAATCAATGTGATGTAGTATATATAGGTTAAGGAGTGTTTTAAAATGGAGGTACAAAAATGCGAAATGTGACAGTTTTAATTAAAGATGCTATGATGGATGATGATTATAAGTTAAAGGTTAATTTGCTTATCGCCGGACTCATGGGCGAAGAATTGGACGTGGATCAGGAAAAGGATGATAACAGGCGGCATATGCTGAAAGAGATATCGTACTATTGCGATAATGCGAATGAATCAGGAGAAAAGAGTGACTACTTAAAGAGGACTTCCGAAAGGATAAAAAGATATTTGGGTTGATTGACGAAGAAGAATGGTAGGTGTCTATTTTTAATGAAGAATAGGACAAAAAGAGCTTGCATTGACTGTGGTAAAGCTTTCTATGGCGATCTCGATAAATTGTACTGTGACGAATGTGCAAAAAAAAGAAAGTCTGACGTAATGAGAATCAGGACGTGCAAGATGTGTGGAGCCGAGTTTAGTGGTGGACCAAGGGCGTTTTACTGCCCGAACTGTAGGGTCATAAGGAAAAGGGATGCCGAAAAGAGACACAGAGAGAAAGGAACTGCAAGACCGATCGGGAGTGTCGCAAAATGTGAATGGTGTGGTGTGGAATATGTAGTAAATTCCGGTCGTCAAAAATATTGCTCAGATGAATGCCAACGTGAGGCGGTATTGGAATGGCAGAGAGATCATAAGCAGAGGTATAATATAGAATCAGGTCAATATGATAAAAAGATAGAGAAACGAAAGAATAGTCTTAAAATCTGTGTATACTGCGGAAAACAGTTTCATTCTGATGTTGCAACAAATCTTTGCAGTGATTATTGCAGGAGAAAGCAGAAACAAATTCACATGAGGGTTTCAGATGCAAAGCGTGGAGTAAAATCCAATATTGAGCAGTTGATGCAAGAAAGAAATGATTATAGGAAAAGTATAGCGGAGAATTAAAAAGCTCTGTCCAATGTGGCAATTTACTATTGCGTTCCAAAAGTCCGAAGGGTGGCGTTTTTAGGGCGTTTTTAGGGCAAGAAAATCTCCCGGAAGAGTTTCCGCAAAAAAGATGTCGGTACTTTTTCAGGAGGTCTAAAATCTGGATGCTGAAAAATGAGTCAATTTCAGCGTCCTTTTTTGATGCGATTTTGCTGTGTGAATAATACTATAATAATGAGCTGTAATATCGCTGTGCGTTTGTATGTGGCTGTATCCGGCACTATTTACAGACGTTTGATAATTTGGTTGTCTGCATAAGAAAACGCCTTAAACCGTCAAATACAAGCTTATAGATACAATTACCATACTACAAAAGTAATATAAATTCAATTCCATTTTTGCTTGATCCGTGATATTATACACTCGTGAAAGGAGGCTGCACCATGGATAAAAAGCAAATCTGCATCAAATTCGCTCGGGAAATCTGCGATATATTGGATATATCTGTACCTGCTATTAAATTCGTGTCTGCTGATCGGATGCAGACCAGCACGCAAATAGCGGCATTAACACCGGATGCGATACTAATCCGGGATGATATGACCGTATCGCCTGAGCTGTTCTTTGCGATCTCTCACGAGCTGCGGCATTCTTATCAGATCGCCAACGGTGCAGACCTGAAAGGATACCAAGCAAGCGATAAAATTAGCGTCGAACAGTACAATCTGCAATCGCTGGAAGTAGATGCAAATGCATTTTCCGCTCTGGTTATGTCTGACTTCTTTGGAATTGTTCCACGTTTTCAGAATCTGCCGGAATCAGTCAAGGTCGCAATAAATGACCGCATGAAGCAGATACAAAAAGAATATAGGTAAACGCCAATAAGCCAATGCCGGAAAAGTCGGTGTTGGCTTTATTTTTACAGGATATTAACCTCTGCCCGGTGCGGAATATGCTGCAACAACTCCGCCGGGCCCGTGATCTGAACATCTGATAGCGGTATATTCTCGCCATCTCTGACAAGTAAGCAGGTTAGTTGGATTGCTCCAACCTGCTTAACTGATCTTGTCAGTATGTGCTGCAAGTGGGATATGCTGCCGGATTGAGATGTGGCCGGGGCATCCTCCCAATATACGCAGTCGCATTCTGCATTTTTTATTGACTGGTACAGAATCAACCATTCTTTTTCTGCGATACTGTCCAGCCTGTCAACCTCTTCAAATGTTCTTTCCCCTTTTAATGCTTCAATAAGCATCTTCTGGGGTGCTTTTTCTATGATTTTCGTCCGCATTTTATTCACTCCCTTTTTTCGCATTGGAAAAAGCCGGAAATTATCCGGCTAATTCCTTTTTAACCTTTTCAGCCACTCTTTCTATGTCTTCGAGTAGCTGTGCTACTTCACTGGCAGAATCAAGATCGCTTTTCTGCCAGTTATGCAGGTTTTCTTGTCTGTATCCAGCTGTCAACTGGATTAGCTGACATAACCGGCGTGCTTCTGTGTCGGTCAACGTAAACTTTTTCATCTTCCCGCCGCCTTTCTAGTTTAATGCTTTGTCAATTCCTTCCGCTAAGTGTGGAAATGCTTCTTGCACTTCTTGCATCGTGTCCGCTTCATAGTCTCCGATGCACTTATTATCCCTGTAGAGATTGCCACAGTACACGCAATCTAAATCACTAAAACTCCAATCTATTCCGGTTACTTCTTCCGGCTTGTGGCTGTACCACATGTCAATATTAATCATGCTCTTTCCCTTTCTAGTCTGCCATCATCAGAGCCGGGAGACTGTCCCGCGGCTGACGGTCATTTCTGACCGTTTCGGCTTATATGTGCTCAATCCTAAATCTTTCTCTTGTGTCTTTCGGAAGAACAAGGTTAATAAAATCTTCCGCAAGAACTAAAGTGTCAAACTGTGCCACTTCCCTGTCAAATGGCTTTTCGAATTTGCTCGTGTAGCATGTTTCTACGACTTTCCACTTCATCATATTAAATCCCTCACTTTCATAGAATTATGATTTTCTTTTTCTGTCCTCTGCATTTCTTAAAATCTCTTTCATATTGTCCGCTGTCCTTTCTATGCTGTAATTCTTTCGAATATTTCAATTGTTAATTCCGCAAGTGCACGCTTTTTGTTTGATGTGTACCCCTTTCTTTTGCTCTTAAGTGCTTTTCTTGCGGTTGCTAAGTTGTTAATTCCCCAACTTGCCGCCGCCCTTAATTTCTCCACTTCCTCAGGAACTAACTTAATGGCTTTTAATGTGTACTGGTTGATTCTGTAATCATCTTTATCGCCCGGGTGTAAGTCCTGAGCTAGTGGGATATAATCATCATGCCCCATGTTTTCGCCTATGTTCCAAACGAAATAATTTGACGGGATTTTTTCAACAACCTCGAATTCGTGCTGATTGAATATGCTTTTGTCTTTTATTGTCATTTGCTTTTACCTTTGCCATATGTTACTATATGACTACCTTTCTTTTTTGATTGGTGCCGCCGTAGTCTTGTAGGATGTCCGGCGGCTTTTACTTTTTCACTCTTCCTCGTCCTCTACTTCATACTCTTTGTAGAGGGCAATCCATTCTGCGGGCGTCAACATATCCTCTCGGTCTTTCATCTTAAGCAGGTACGACAAGACGTACGCTGCTGAATATGGGATCATCGTCAATAGAGCTACCAAAATGATCATTATCTTTTTTATTGTCTTTTTCATTTTTGTTCCCTCCGTTTTTCTTTCTTTTTTTCTGCGACTGCCTCAGGTTTTTCAATTAATCAGATCGCTTGCTTATGTCCTCATTGTATTGAGTGGTTCAGGGCGTCCGGTTGTTTGTCCTGTGTGGCTGTTGCTGTATCTCGTTTACAGTTATTATAATACATGAAATATCATGTAATTGCAATATTATAAATACACTAAATATCATGTATTTGATAATTCAGTATTTGTGCATTTTACACTAAATAACATGTAATTGACTTTACAATAAAAACCATGTATAATTTTATTGAAAATAGGAGGTAGAAAATGATTACTTATAAAATAGATGTATTAGAATCATTAAAAGAAGCCGGATATAATACGACTAGATTAAGAAAAGAAAAGCTTTTAAATGAAAGCGCTATACAATATCTAAGAAGTGGCAAGCCCGTTGGAGCTAAAGCATTAAATAATATTTGCATGTTGTTGGATATGCAGCCGGGAAATATTATAAAATATGTAGAAGACGACAACACGATAAAAGATGTAAAATAAAATAATATTTACATTATAAATAATGTATTTTAATATTGACAATTACATGATATATAATGTATAATAATGCTTGTAAGGAACAAATCTTACAAGTTACCGAGGCAAGCGGAGAAAGGAGAAAAACGTGGAAGATATGAGCGTATTCAAAAGTTATTTAAGAAGACTTCTACAGGATTTAAAAGACTTGAAAGAAGCACTGAAAAACAAAGAATATGATAAGGCTGAAAAGATGGTTGATCGCCTTATTGATGATACTCAAAGCGGTATCGAAGACAACTAAAAAAGAGCCGTAACAAACGACTCAGGAACACAAGAGAGGGCGGAACTTGCCACCGCTCTCAAGTAATTAGATTATAGCGGATTGGATAAAATAAATCAATTACAAGAAAGGAAAATAGATATGAAAAAATATGAATTTACCGGAACGAACGAGCTTACAAGAAAAGCTTTTGAAGTATACAGCGATAGTTCTTTTACATTCTGGAAAGATGGCGACAACTTTTATTATTCAGACAATCCGAACAGCGAAAAAGTAGAGCTTGGATCACTGGAAGATGTAAACGAATTTCTTGAACGGTTTGCAGAGTAGAGGAGGACGACAGGGTGAAGATAAAAGGAATTGGAACCATAGCAAAAAACAAGGCTATGGAGATATTGACCGCAGAGGGCAGAAAAGCCGTTAGAAGCGGAGATATAACCACGGAAGAGCTGGCAGAAATGTACAAGTTGCAAAAGGTCAAAGAGGCTTGTGCAATCGGTACTTGTACCGACAACTTCAACAATTCTTATAAGTGGGTGCCGGATGAACTAAAAGAAAATCTAACACCGGACCAGCTCGGACGGCTCACAGAATCGTTTTACGAATGTTATAGAGCTGGAAAAAATGATGTGTAAACGAATAAGAGCGGGGTTTTGCCCCGCTCTTATTCTCACGTTAAAATATTCAATCCGTGTGACACCGACATCATTTTGAATGCCATTATTTCAATCCTTGCCCGGCGGAATTGCTGCCGGAACCGCATCGGAAAGCGTCCATTCCGTGCGACAGCATTATAATATCATAGCTAATCTGATTAGTCAAGATATGCAGCTCTTTGGGGCTGTCTTTTTTGCACTTCCAGAGAGTGAAATATGCTTGGTATACCAGTTTGTAACCGGTTGGTCTACCACTTGGAAACCCAGAGAAGAATAGAAAAGAGAAGAGAAGAATAGAAAAGAATATATATTATATCTTGTGCATTTCGCAAGCTGATGCACAACTTTTTTGATTGGGGTTGACACGTGCGGAATATTAGATTAATATATTAACCAGACAAAGTGAATAGGCGGTATATAGCCAGATTATAATAATATATACATTTCTTGGTAGTCCTTAGAGACCGTGACCCGTAAAGCAGATATACGTTACTGCATACGGCGATCGGTCTTTTTTATTTATATTTTTACAGTTTGGAGGTGAACGGAAATGAAAGATAATACAGACATTACGTCTACTGGGATAGAGATATATAGACATGACATTAATTATTACGCCGATGAATATATCAAAAATGAATTAGAGTTAGATCATGTAGATCAGGAGAGTAAAAAAATCGTAAAAGATAGCTTTGTAGATATGCTTTTTTATATTTCAGACCGTATATCTAAGCCAGATAATGCAGACATAAAAGCATTAGATAATATATTTAGTGTGTATGTAAGACTATGCAGTAAATATTCAGTTAATCCAACATTGGAAGCATTTAGCTTTTTAGTGAATATAGACAGAACAACGTTTAATACTTGGCTTAATGGGAGATATCGGACAGCTGAACACTCCGACACGGTCAAAAAATGGTTGAATATTTGCAAAGGTTTTTTGGTCGACAATTTGGGAAATTCCAAGGGGACAGATGCGAACAAAATATTCATTGCAAAAGCTGCTTACGGAATGGCGGAGACAAAAGCAGTAGAGCATGAACAGATTACTGGAGCGAAAAAGAGTATTGAACAAATCGCTGCCGACATCGGAGCAGATCCCAAAGCACTTCCAGGTGATGCGGATACAGATGATCCGGTTGACTTATTTTAACAAGCGTGTAGCACATAATGCTAAACTAAAATTAAATAACAATATATTGTGTTTGTTCAAAATAGCATACAAAATATAGTACATAATCTATACTGAAAATGGTTATTTATCGTATAGATACATATGTTCGGGTTGCTGATGCACCGCTTGCATTTTAGCATTGCTTGTTGCTGGAGGTCCCCCCGGCAGGGGTTGTAGTGGATGGTACACCCGGCACAGCCTCACCCCGAAAAATAACGACCAAAAACAAAAAGGCTCTTTTGGAGGATGGATATGTTAGTTAAAATCACGATGATATTAGTCGTCATCAGCATTGCACTTACGATAATCTCAAAAATGTATTTAAGGACGCTAAATGTTGCAGATCGGTTGAGGATTGTCTTGAAAAACGAATACAAAAAGGGAGAGGAAATACTCTTTGCCCTGCTCGGATGTGCCTACATGGTTACGTTCGCGATGGTAGTTGTAACAATTATCAGTTTAATTATTAAGTGTCTGTAGGATACGTTTTGAAAGGATAACGAATGACAACAGTAAATATTCTTGGAACTGAATACAAGGTTTATCGGGAGCCGTTTAAGGACAAAGATGTTGATGGTTACTGTGATTATACGTCAAAAGAAATTAAAATCAGGGATGATAACGTCAATGAGGTTGGTGATTTCGATGGGTTGATGAGAAAGCAGTTGCGACACGAAATCATTCACGCTTTCCTCGCTGAAAGTGGTTTGCAAGCCAATTATGAGCATTACAGACAATTTGGACATGACGAAACTATTGTTGACTGGTTCGCTATTCAGTTCCCGAAGATGATTAAAGCGTTTGAGAGCGTGAATGCGATTTGATGAGGTGAATATGGATAATACGATTTATGGGGATGTTAAGTTCATCATTCCAACGTATGTAGTCGAAACAAAAAAAGGTGAGTATCACGTTAGTGGCACTATGTGTTCGATAGATACGGAACTGGGCATCATCTGTTTTTATGATAATGGATCTGTGCAAGCTATGTTTCGGATAGAAGATGTAAAAGCTTTTTGGAGGATTACCTAGTGAGCGAGAAGGATGAAAGCAAGTATGCATATGGCGGTGTGCCACCTACAGGAGAATTTTACGTGCAAGGAAGTCTGATTCAGGATGACCTGATTCATGATATTTCCAAAGAACTGGTTGCTGATGCCGACATAAAAGTTGGTGAAGGGAAAATTGCCAATGAGTTCGAGGTTTCTTTTAGCTTTGAAGCGGAAACTTTGAAAAAGACATTTGCTTGGAAAGTATTGTTCGGTTCAAACAACTGGAGAAAATATCATGGTTTCAGAATGAGGAGGAAGAAGAAATGTGGGTAATATTTCTTCTGTCCGTGCTTGCATTTAGCATAATCGCAATCGCAGTTGCATGGATAGGAAATAAGGTTTATCTCAGCATGAAAAGAGATGAAGCAAGGATAAAGAAGGAAATTGAAAAGGAGAACAAGGAAGAATGAAAAAGGGCGTACTTATTGGAATTATTGCGGCAGTAGCAATTACAGGTGGAATTTTCACAGTCAGATCTTGCAAATTTATTGACACAGGAAAAGTTGGAATTGTATACAACTACAAAGACGGAGTTCAGAAAGAAACACTTTCTCCTGGACTGAATTTCGTATCCCCGTTTAAAAAAGTAAAACAGTTTTCCACAAGTAATGAGATTCTCGTAATGTCAAAGGATAAGCGTGAGGGTAGTAAGGGTGATGACTCTTTTAAGGTTGCCACATCTGATGACGCAAGTATCTCTGTGAGTTTTCAGATGTCATACAGATACAATCCGGATACCGTAGTTGATACATACAAAAGGTTTCGCGGAATGGATGGAGATGACATTGTAGAAAGTCGTGTAAAAACTGTCCTGAAATCAAAAATTTCCGAAGTGACAACTGATTATTCTATGATGGATATCTATTCCGGCAATAGATCGCAGCTTAACACTGAAATTACAGAATATCTGAACAAAGAATTTAGCAAGAGCTATGGAATTGAAGTCCTTGATGCGTCAATTATTGATGTACACCCAGACAAGAAACTTAAGGCATCTATTGATAGCAGGGTAACTGCATTACAGGAAAAACAGCAGGCAGAGGCTGAACAGCAGAAAATCAAGGTTCAGAAAGAGACTGAAAAATTACAGGCGGAGGCTGATGCAGAAATTGAGATTACGAAAGCAAAGGCAGAGGCAGAGTCGAACAAAATTGTCAGTGAATCAATCACTGATGAGCTTATCAGAATGAAAGAAGCCGAAGCCAGAAACAAATTCGGATGGGTTACTGTTCAGGGAGCGGATACGGTAGTAACCGATAACAAATAGTCAGTAAAGACTTTAAAATCTCCAACTACTGCTTGAGGAACAAAAGAGCGGCGTGTAGGTTGGCGGTAAGACGATACGATACTTAAATAACCGCATAGTGCAACGCACAGCACGATAAATATTGCTGCTAACTGTCAGATGGCGGTTGCTGGTGGATATGCAAGTGGTTAAAGCAGGCTGACTGTAAATCAGATGTCCGTGTGACTTCGTGGGTTCAAATCCTACTCCACCAATTCCAGTGAGTGGCGACACTGGGACCTCCTTTTTATATGTATGAGTGACTGGTTTCTTTGCGGTGCGGAGAGTAATTGAATGGCGATTCACCCAGTCAGTATGCCGTATTCCCATAATGGTATTGGAGATGCTTGCTAAGCATTCAGTCGGAAACGACTTGGAGGTTCGACTCCTCCATACGGCGTTGCGGATTAGTGGAACGGTTACCACGCAAGGCTCATAACCTTGAAAAGTCGGTTCAATTCCGACATTCGCCATTTCTGAGTTTTGCTGTTCTCAGAATGCTTTATGTCATGACATGACGCTCCTTGTACTATCGCATTTTAAAAACAGCAATATGCTATCATGGCTCAATCGGATAGAGCGGTTGACTATGGATCAACAGATTCCCGGTTCGACTCCGGGCGGTAGCTCTCTCCGGGGAGTGGAATTTCCTGGAGACCTTTTTCTTTCATAGTGATTTTCCAGTGTACTGTATAGTTTAAGCGGCAGAATGATTAGCGAATGGCTAATAGGTTTCGGTTCGATTCCGAATGCAGTAATTTTATCGGGTAATAGCTCAACGGTAGAGCAACGGACTTTGACTCCGTATGTTGGGGTTCGATTCCCCATTACCTTGTAGGTCGATAGTTTAATTGGCAAAACAGCGGTCTCCAAAACCGCAATTATAGGTTCGATCCCTATTCGGTCTGTTCAAACATGATTAACTCGGTGAAGATGGATTTTTCAGTCCAGCCGAGATGCAATGGTAATGAGATAGGTTTATTCGGGATACTGGATAAACTGATTCTTTCCGGCGTGAGTGATTGTGCTGGTGGAGACGGAAACCGTCAACAACGCCTTGCAGTGTATCATCATAGAGAAATTAAAAGCAGAATCCTTGTGGTCGGCGTAGAATAGACGCTTGCGGTGCAAGAATAATCCATTCAGTTTGTGGTGTGAGAGACTACGAATGGCGGTGGAAAATCTCACTAAGCCGATTTGCCTTGAATCCGAGAAATCGGAGTATAACACAAGAAATTCGTTAAAGTAGCGGTATGGCATTGTTTGAAGAAGATATAAAATCTCCAACGTAGAGATGTTAAGCAAAACATAATCTGAAAGAACCGTGAAATTTACTGGTACCAATCCAGTGTGTGCTTTGACAGTGGTAGGAAGCCTAGAGTCGCTCTCGAAAGCTCAGACCTATCATCACACTGGCAGAATATGGCTTCTACCTTGATGAATAAGGGGAAACCCTAATCATGTTTGAAGATGTGAAAGCCGGATTTTTAGCTGCGGAGTTATCCGGAAAAGTGGATTTTTACTAATTCGTTATGCAACAATAGAACCGTAGCAGCGACAGGTGATTACTGGTCTGTCGGCTAATGACATGTAGCTCCAATGGCAGAGCGTCCGGCCGTTAACCGGATGGTTGCGGGTTCAAGTCCCGCCATGTCAGTTTTTTTAATTGAAAGGAGAAATGAACGATGACATTTAAAGAAGCATTAAAAGCAATGAAACGTGGAGCAAAGGTGAGACTTCCTGGTTGGTTAGCTTATTATTGGTACTGGGATGAGGAAAAAGAGACGGTTATGACGCATAGTAAGCCGTTGCTCACTGGAGGCGAAGAAAATGAAACTGATATTAACGACGAGAGAGTTGGGAGAGTTTTTGATGATATGCTAAGAGAGGACTGGATGATTGCAAACGAAGAAAATTGTCCGATAGTCTGTGACAAAGCAGTATTTTCATTTGGTGACGCTATCACATATCTGAAAAAAGGGCGTAAAGTGGCACGTAGAGGTTGGAATGGTAAGAAGCAGTACATTCAACTTGCTACTGGTATTTCTTATAAGACAGCAGATGGAGAAATTGTAAACTGCGAACATGATGCTATCGGAAACATGGCTATTTCATTTGTCGGAACATCAGGAGTGCAGATGGGATGGCTCGCAAGTCAGGCAGATATGCTTGCAGAAGACTGGATGTTTGCGGAGTAGCAAAAATAATAACTAAAGTACCTAATCCGTTAAAAGCTTATGTTGAGAAAACAGGACAGAAAGTAACTGGATTCCTAGAATTTCATTCAGTATGCGGATGTGGAATGGATGAATTTATCCCGAAATTTGAAGTAACACAACTTGGAGTGATACCATTTTCTCTTTTCTCGAATGTAACTGTTGGCAATATTACATTCAGTGCTTATTGTGGTGATGGTTCTTTCATTGGCAGAGAACCGATAACAGCGGAGGCGATTTATGAATTTAGCAAAAATCTTCGATTTAGTGAGATGCAGTCGAAATAATATCTCATGCAATGCTAATACATTAACACTTGATAATGCTAGGAATAAATATCCGGATTGCCAATATGCAGTAGTCAATGCATTGAACGGAATACCGGTATGGATATGCAAAACAATCGAGGGTGCAAAGGAAACTGTTGAAGAATGGCAACCGTATTATCATATACCACTTTCGATTGTTGACTTATGGAAGAACGAGGAGAATGCGATGAAGATATGTGATGTTGTAAGGCTGTGCAAGACTTATGGAGAGAATACAACTTTAGCAGAATTGCAAAAAGAAATGCAGGGAAATAAAATCCATAAATGTCCAAAGTGTAGTGGGACTGGAAAAATCACAAAGAAGCGCAATAAAGCTCAGTACTGGGAATGTTGCGATGATTACGAGTATTACGATGTAGAATGCGACCTTTGCAATGGACAAGGATATACGGAACATGTGTATAAACCTAAAATGATTCAAGATGGATGGGAACAGGAGGATTAATTATGATGAAAGCAATGTTAAGTCAGCCAATGGCCGGAAAGACGGATGCAGAAATTGTAGCAACAAGAGAGAAAACAATTAAGGTTCTTGAAGAAAAAGGATATGAGGTTGTGAATACTCTTTTCACAGATGAGTGGTACAGCAACGAATCCATGAAAGAACGTGGCGTAGTACAGATTCCACTATGTTTCCTTGCTAAGTCCTTAGAGAATATGTCTCTGTGCCATGCAGCGTACTTCTGTAAAGGCTGGGAGAATGCAAGAGGATGTAAGATTGAACATGCTGCTGCTGTTGCTTACGGGCTGGATATTATTTATGAGGAGGATTAATCATGATTATTACAGGAATGAATCACTTTCAGAGTGTAGCAAAGAAGAAACTTGTTGAATGGTATCGGAAGAACAGACCAGAAACACCGATTGACTTAAGCAATGTTTTTGTGGTATGGAGTTGTAAGACTTTGCAGAACTACAAATGCCTTGCTTCAACTGATATCAGCGGTGATGGTATCTATGCTGAGTACATATACAACGGGGACAAACAGGAGCTGTATGAAGATGTGTATGGAAAGATTGAGAACACCTGTCATACAGAGGAATAACATGATCGTTAATGGTTGGTATTACTGCCCGGCTGGTCATAAGACTGGTCAGAGGGTAGAAAAGAATTCCAATATTGAGAATGCACCGATATGGTGTAAACACTGTAAGAAAGCGTATTATCCAGTGATTAAGGATGGGAAGATTCATGGGAAAGAAGAAACTTAAAAGGAAAATTGCCAATCTTGAAGATGACATGAGTTCTTTATTGATTGAAAATGAAAAACTTAGAAATATTATTTCTGGGATGCAATCATATGTGAAGTCTTACTGGGGAGCTGAAATTAAAATCATTGATCAGAATGGAATTGTTGAAATTAAAGAATAATTAGTGCCAGAGTCTAAGAGCCAGAGCCGATATTTGTGAGAAATTGCAGATATTGGCTCTTTTTTGATTTAGGGAGAAACATGGAGTTTAGAGAGTATAAGAGATTAGCAAACGCATTGAAAATGCAGGATACAAATAAATATAGTACATGGGATAATATTATGCAGTTGTGCCTGAATATGTATGAGGATAATCATGACTATCTGCAATACTGCCTGAAACTCTCAAAGGCGGTTAAGTTATCGGCTCAGAGATTACTGATAAAGAATCAGGATGTGCGGTTTGAAACCTTGTACTGGCAAGCTTTAAAGTTTGAGGCACCTCATTTGTTTGACAGCTATCTACTTTATCTTGAGCGAAAACGATTAGAACAGGATCGCTTCTACTCCCCGAAAAGGAAACAACTGAATAAGCATGGATTGATTCAGGCAATGCAGGATCTTGAGGATGACAAACTTGACATCCTTTCAATTTCCATGCCACCGGGAACGCAGAAGTGTCAACCTTTATATTCAAAGATATTGACGCCAAATGGATTTATACAAATGGGGGACGTCAAAGTAGGTACAAAGGTAATTTCTGGAACAGGAAAAGTAGCAACCGTACTTAGTATCTCACCAAGAAAGAAGCGAAAGATGTATGAGGTGACCTTCGATGATGGTTCCAAGACGAGATGTTCGGATAATCACTTATGGACGGTACAAACAAGAGATGATCGCAGACGAAAGAATAAAGATGGTAGCGAAAAATACAGGACAGTAGAGCTGTCTGAAATGCTTAAAAATTACAAGTTGGAGAATGGAAAGAGAAAAAATTATTCAATAGATTATGTTCCTAAGATCGATTGTTTTGAGAAAAAAGAATTTTCCCTGCACCCGTATGTTGTCGGTGCACTTATCGGAGATGGCGGATTAACTGGTGGTAGTGTTTTGCTAAGCTCTGTAGACAAAGAATTGTTGGATAGATTTGACAGTTTTTTACCTGATGGATATAGCTTGAAATATAAAGAGAGATGTACATATTTTGTTAGTGGACATGAAGGCGATAATGCAAAAGTTGGAAGCTTAGTCAGAAAAGAACTTGATAGGCTCGGATTATTCGGAAAGAAGAGTATAGATAAATTCATACCGAAAGATTATCTATATGGAAGTTATGAGCAGAGATTGTGGCTTTTGAGAGGTCTTATGGATACAGACGGATCTGCTTCAAAATATTATTGTACATACGCTACAATTTCAGAACATCTTGCAAATGATGTATGCGAACTTGTTCATTCTCTTGGAGGTTATGCAAGTAAAAACAAACGTAAAGCCGGATATAAGAAAAATGGTAAGTATAAACAATGCAATGATTATTTTGAGATTATCATACAATTTACCTCTGGCATGGATAGTATATTTTCTCTGACAAGAAAAGCTGAAAAATATACTCCAAAAAGAAAAGTTATGAAGAGATTCATATCAGAGATAGAATACATCGGTGAAGAAGAGTGCCAATGCATTTACATTGATGATGAAAGTCATTTATATATTACAGATGATTATATCATTACGCATAACACCACTCTTGAAAAGTTTTTCTGTTCATGGATAATCGGAAGACACCCGGATGATTTCAGTTTGTTTTTCTCACACAGTGGAGATATTACCAGAATGTTCTATGACGGGGTTATGGATATTACAACGAACTCAGATGAATATTGCTGGCAAGAGATTTTCCCAGACGTGAAATTTCATAGCACAAATGCCAAGAGAGAAACCATAAATTTCAATAAATACAAACCGTTCTCAAATATCCAGTGTACATCTGTTGGAAGTAAGAATGCCGGTAAAGTCCGTGCAAATAGATATCTGTATTGTGATGATTTGATTGGTGGTATCGAAGAAGCATTGAATAAAAATATTCTGGACAAGCTTTGGAGAATCTACGGTACTGACGCCAAACAGAGAAAAATGGATGGCTGCAAAGAAATCCATATTGCTACGAGATGGTCCGTGCATGATGTCATTGGGCGACTAATTGATATTTACGATGGAAATGACAGGGCAAGATTTATTGCCATACCGGACATAGACCCTATCACTGGGGAGTCGAATTTCGATTACAAGTACAATGGTTTCAGCGTTGAGTTTTTCCATGACCAGGAACTCACAATGGATGAGATCACCTACAAGTGTCTGTATAAGAATGAACCTATCGAACGTGAAGGACTCCTGTATACAGATGAAGAATTGCGGAGATTCATTACGTTGCCGGTTACTGAGCCTGACGCTGTATGGGGCATCTGCGATACGAAAAATAAAGGTACTGACTATTTGTTTTTGCCTTGTATGTTGCAGTACGGAAACGACTTTTATCTTACAGACTGTGTTTGTGATGATAATTCCAATTACGGAATCCAGTATGAGCGGACATCGGATTTGATAGTTAATACTAAAATGCAACAGTGTCAGTTCGAGTCAAACAATGGTGGGGACCGTGTAGCACTTGAAGTAAGTAAGCTTGTTGAGCAAAAAGGCGGTGCCTGCAACATAACCACAAAGTACACGGAATCTAATAAGGAAACAAAGATTATTGTCAATGCAGATTGGGTAAAGAAGCACGTCCTCTTTAGGGATCGTGAACATTATAAACCGAAAGATGATTACGGAAGAATGATGGGATTTCTGTTGAGTTATTCAGTGCGTGGGAAGAATCCACACGATGATGTGCCGGACGGATTGGCGAGTTTTGCATTATTTGTTACAACTGGTTTCGTTAGGGCGGCACAAATTATACAAAGTCCAATTTAAGGAGGATACAGAGAATGGAAATTACGAGAAGAGATATCGCAAATTATAAGTTACTTGGAATCCTTCTTGAAAAGGATAAGAAAAAGCTTGAACGGTACATAGAAAAGCGTCCATCTTATTATTCAGGAAAGGTTTATGGGTCAAATCCGCAGTTCCCGTATGAAACAAGAGGATTTACTATTACTGGGTGTGCGGAGTATGAGCGGCAGCAGATGAAGAAATGGGAAGAAGATTGCCGAATAATTGAAGAGCAGATCCAATCAGACATTCGGTATCTGAATGAGCTGGAACTTGCGATTGACAATGTGATAGCAAATTGCAAAGACGTCGAGGACAAGGCGATTCTTGAGTACACAAAGGACGGGTTGTGTCAACAGGAGATTGCAGAAATAATGTGTATGGAGCGTTCTACTGTATCAAAGAGGTTGTCAAAATATGTTTCCCGATAAGGTTTCACACAATTCACAATTAAGAGTGCTATACTTATAATCGAAGAAATTGTAATTCGTTCATTTTTTCAAGGATTGAGTCTTGCGTGGCGTCATCACGTGAGGCTCTTTCTTTTTTACACAAAGGTAGGTGAGATTCGGTGTCCGAGGACAATAAAGCATATGTATATCCTGAATTAACTGGCAGACGCCGGATTTATACGGATGTGGAAAAGATTACAAAAGAAAATATCTTTCAGGTGTTGGAAGAAGCGATGCTTGTCCACATGGAAAATGCAAACAATATGGTTACCTTGATGCGGTACGAAAAAGGTATTCAGCCACTTGTGAGAAAGAAAACGATCCGTAAGGACGTTGATATTAGAGTACAAGATAATCTCGCAAACCAAATTACCGAGTTTAAGCTCGGATATGTTTGGGGGCAGCCAATCACCTATGTGCAACGTGGAAATAAGGATTTGAGCAAATCTACAGATAAACAGAATGATTCACAGGATGATGCGATTTCCATGTTGAATGAGCTGAATGATTCAGAATATGCTTTTTCAAAAGATCAGGAGCTTGGCAGATTTGTTGAAATTAACGGAATTGGTTATCAGTTCGTTGATATCAAAAAGGTTTATGATGGTTTAGCTCCATTTGATCTTGCAACGCTAAATCCCTTGTTTACGTTCTGCATCTACAGAAATTCAGCGTTACAAGAAAAGATTGCTGGTGTTACTTTCCGCAGGACGAAGGACGGAACGGTGTACTATACAGTGTTCACGCCGGATACTCGCTATGAGATTAAAGATATGCGAGAAATTATAAATGGAAATAAGCCTGAAAATCCGTGGTCATTTATGGGGAGAAGCGGAGAGGCAAATCCGTTCGGCAAGATCCCGATTGTGGAGTTTAACCGGGCAACGGACAGAATGGGATGCTTTGAACGGCAGATTTCTGATATGAACGCACTGAACGTAGAGGTGTCTGATTTCGCCAACAGCGTAGCACAGACAACTCAGGAAGTATTTTTTGGTACAGGATTCGACTTGCCGAAAGATAGTGATGGTAAAACTCAGTCTCCTATTGGAGGGCAATGGATTATCGCACCGCAGAGTGGGAATGGTGGAACGCCAATGTTAAAGGCTGTTTCAAGCACATTTGATTATCAGGGCGTGCAAGAAAATATCGTAAGCAAGCGTAACATGATTTTACAAAAGGCTTACGTCCCAATTCAGACAGATCCCGGTGGCGGCTCTACTGGATCTGCAATGAATATGTCTTCTGGTTGGAGTGCTGCTGAAAACAGTGCTTGCAAGGAAGAACAGATTTTACGCCGAGGAAAAGCGGAGATTGTAGAACTTGAACTGATTGCAATTCAAAAAACAAACAGTATCCCATATGACAGTCCGCTTCGGGAATTAAAGTTTTCTGATGTTAAGCCAAAATTCATCAGGAACAAGACTTATGATCTTGCTACAAAGGTTAATTCAATGGTTGCAATGATTAATTCCGGAGTGCATGGACGTGTCGCTATGGAGCAGGTTGATTTATTCCCAGATGTGGCACAGGCATGGGCTGACAGTCGAAAAACGATTGAACAGTATCAGGAATCGCTTATAAAGAAAGATACTCAGCAGCAACCACAGAAAAGGGAGATGGCTGACCTGTCCGATCAAACGGGCAATTCACCGATTTTAGACGGAATGAGTACCAATGATGGCGGTGGTGACGATGTTCAAGAATCTTAGATTTGATGAATTAAACGCTCTTGTCCAAAATAAACGAAGTATGCCTTTTGAACAGTATTTCGGAGAAATGAATCTTACGGAAGATGACAAGGCCGAAAGAATCAAGATTGCACAAGAGCTTGAAGATAATTTCATTGTAACTATGACCTTATTATTTACAATGACTCAGGCAGGGAAAATCCATTACGAGATTGTTCGTAAGCAAATTGAAGATTCTTATTTGGAAACTTTACGGAAATATACGGACGTTGACAAATATCTTTCTACCTATATCAAAGGTTTTTCCTATGATGTTATTGATAGCACTAGGAAACACAAGGATCAGCCTTATTACTACTCATTAGACAGGGCAAAATATATGGCTGAAAATGAAGTCAATACAGCTACCAATCATACAAGATATATGGAGGCCGTTAATTCCGGGCGAACCATGAAACGATGGGAGTCGATTATGGATGAGGTGACAAGGGGGGATCATCGAGATATTAATGGCAAATATATCCCGATAGGACAGGCTTTTCATGTTGGGGATTCATGGATGTTATTCCCAAAAGACATGTCGATGAATCCTAGTCTGAATCAAGTGGTAAATTGCAGATGCACAGTTATTTATTTTTAGAAATTACAGTCACAAAAATGTGGCTGTTTTTTTATATGGCACAGAGAAGTGCCTTAACAAACGCGAAAGTCAGAGAAGACTATAATCGCGAAATGTAACTGATGAGAGAGAACTCTAAACGCGAAAGAAAGGAACATGATAATTATGGAAGACAACAAAAACCTTGAAGGACAGGGGCAGCAGAATCAGGAGCCAAATGCTACTACAGATGAAAAAGAGCCTACCGTAGAAGAGCTGATGGCACAGCTTGCTCAGGAAAGAGCCAATAGTGCGAAATTACAGAATGACTACAACAAGGCATCCTCGGAGGCTGCCAACTACAGAAAGCAGTTAAAAGCTAAACAGACGGCAGAAGAGCAGGAAGAAGAAGCCAAAAGAGAAGCAGAAGAAGAACATAAGAAGTACGTCAAAGGTCTGGAAGATACCATCAAAATGACAAATGCTACAAATCGCTATCTTGCACTTGGAATGTCAGGAGACATGGCTAAGGATACTGCACAGGCAGAGCTTGACGGTGATATGGTTAAAGTTACTGAGAACATGAGTAAATTCAAGGATGCTTCAATTAAAGAGGCTGAGACAGAATGGCTCAAGAGTAGACCGCCAGTAAATGCCGGACAAGGTGAAGATGAAGAGACTGATTTATTCCTGAAAGGATTCAACGGTTAATCTTCCTATATATACCGGGCACATAAAGATGTGTTCGCTGATTTCAAAAAGTTAGAAAAGGAGAATAGAAATGGCTGTTAATTACGCTGAGAAGTATTCACAGATTGTGGATGAAAGATTCAAAATTGGTGCACTTACATCTGCGCTTGTAAACTACGCATATGACTGGGTTGGAGTTTCCACGGTAAAGGTATTTTCTGTACCGACTGCAACAATGGGAGATTACAAAACAGAGGGTGCTAATAGATACGGAACACCGGCAGAGCTTGAGAATGAAGTTCAGGAGATGGTTCTTTCCAAAGACAGAGCCTTCACATTCACAATCGACAAGAAGAGTGAAGATGACACAATGGGAACAATGGCTGCGGCTGCTGCGCTGAGACGTCAGATTGACGAGGTTATTATTCCTGAGATTGATACATACCGTATCGCAAAACTGGTTGCAGGAGCAGACGTATCACACGTTGTTAAAGACGTTGCTGTGACAAAAGCTAACGCATATGAGAAATTCCTTGCTGTGCAGGAGATTCTTGACAATGCTAAAGTGCCGACAGGCGGAAGAGTTTGTATCGTAACTCCGGGTTACTACAATATGCTGAAACTTGACGAAGCATTTACAAAGAAAGGCGATATGGCTACAAAACTTGCTATCACGGGACTTGTAGGTGAAGTTGATGGAGTTCTTATTATCAAAGCTCCTGCATCTTACTTCCCTGAGAAAACAAACTTTGTAATCACTAACCCAGTGGTTATGCCATCACCAATTAAACTTGCTGAGTACAAGATTCATGAGGATGCACCGGGAATTTCTGGTAGCCTCGTAGAAGGACGTGTTCGCTACGATGCTTTTGTTCTGAATCAGAAGAAAGATGCTATCGGTGTTTGCCAGAACCCAGCAGACTAAGGAGTAAGAGATAATGATTATCACATTTGAAAAAAATGGAGTTAAGATGAGCGTGGGGTCTGAAATTCAGGCCTCCGCATTTGCGTTAAGTGGATGGAAACGGGTGGTTCAGAAAGCCACTGATTCCGAGACAAAAAGAAGTGGAACGGCAGATGAGAAACAGAGGGCAGGACGACCACCAAAGAAATAGGTGATTGCATGGACAGCTTAGTATATGAAATAAGTGAAGAATTGATCGAGGAATTGTGCATATCGGAAAGTGCTGATTTGTTGGCTCTTAATTCCAAGATCAAAAATGCCTATCGAGAGGTAAAGAGGATAAGAAGTTATCCCGATGAATATAGCGATGAGATGATAGAAAAGGATATGGAGCGGTATTACTCCAATATTCGCAATCTTGCACTGTACGACTATAATCAGATTGGTGCTGAGGGGGAAAGTTCTCATAATGATAACACTGGAACTAGGACATGGGTTCAGCGAAGCACGTACCTTGAAGGAGTTGTTGCTATATGCACAGTGGTTTGAGAAAGGTATAGGTGATCCGATTATCTCCCGGCAACAGGGTTAAGTTGCAGAAGATTGTGCGTGACCAATACGGTGACTGCCGGAAAGGTCGCAGGGACATATACGCATTTTAGGTGGAGGGTAGCGTATTGAGAAACTTGAAAAGAAATACACAGAAATTATGGTATGCAAATTACGTCAAAGACGTACATATTTTGGATGAAAATGGTGACGATACAGGAGATTGCGACAGTGGTTACAGTTCTCCTGTATCTTTTTATGCTTCATTGTCAGCAAGCCGTGGAACTGCGTATGCAGATGTGTTTGGAACGAACCTTGACTATACAAGAACGTTGTCCACAGTAGAAAATCTTCCGATTACAGAGGAGTCTCTTATTTGGAAAAACAAACCGACTGTGAATGCGGATGGCACTATTGACGATAAAACGGCGGACTACACTGTTGCTGGCATTGCAGACGGCTTGAGTGGTGTCGTCGTCGCACTGAAAGTGAGGAAAAAGAATGCCTAAGTACACAGTGGGACTGTCAGCGAAAGATTTCAGAGAGCTTGGTCGAAAAGTTCGGCTATACAACAACCGGATACAGGAGAAATGTGAAGAGTTCGCTTACAGGCTTGCGGAAGAAGGCATAGCGATTGCTCGTATAAAAATATCAGGTAAGGATGCTATTTACACGGGAGAGCTTTTAAACAGCCTGAAACTTGAGCAGGGAGATATCATCTACAATGGTGCTACATATGTTATTTATACTGATTGCCCGTGGGCTGCATATGTTGAGTTTGGAACAGGAGTGATGGGAGAGAAAACACCTCACCCTAACAAGTCCATTGCAGGATGGAAGTATGACGTGAATAATCATGGCGAAGCCGGCTGGTACTACTTTAAAGACGGAGAATGGCACTGGACAAACGGTATGATTTCCCGTCCATTCATGTATGAGACTGGACAGCAGTTAAGGAATATGGGTGTGATAAGCAGTATTGCAAAGGAGGTGTTTGGAAGTGATTGACGCATCTAATAGGGTTCTGACCAACATAAAAACATATGTGGCAGAAACCTGTAAAAATGTATCCAATTATTCCAGCAAGTCACCACCATCATTTCCGGCAGTATCAGTCGTGCAAATTGACAACACGGATGCTTGCATGGATCTTGATAATTCAGAGAATGCTGTAAAATCGGTGATGGAAATTCAGTGCTATTCCAATAAGAACATTACCGAATCAAAAAATATCATAAATCAATGTTGCGATGCTATGAGAAAAATGGGGTATGCTCGGTCATACGGTCCAAAACCCGTTGAAAATGCATCAGACACAAACATTTATCGTACTGTGGCGAGATTTAACAGACTTGTTGCATCGGTGGATGAAATAAAGAAATTTGAAACTAAGGGAGCGTAAAACTCCCTATTTTAATGTGTATTTTACCGGATGTCGCTAGGAGACATTCGCTGACCGCAATAGTTAGCGGTAGAAAGGAAGAAGAAATGGCAAACGCAGAAGTAAAAGCATTGAGTACGATTAATACAGTCCTGAAATGTGGTGACACTGGTGCAACGGTTGCAAAGCTGTGTCCTATTAAGAACTACCCTGATCTTGGTGGAGATCCTGAGAAAATTACAGTAACCGATTTGGACGATGAGGATGAAGCGTCTATTCCAGGAGTTCGCAGTGCAGACGATATGCAGTTCACAGCGAACTACACGAAAGAAACACATAAGGCAGTTCTCGCAAAAGCTGGTAAGAAGCAGGTGTTTGAGCTGGATTTCGGTGCTGATGGTAAAGATGGTCAGTTCTCTTGGACAGGAGTTCTGAGCGTAAAGGTCAACAGCGGTGATGTAAACGCTGCACGTGAAATGACCATTACGATTGTAAGAGACTCTGCGATCGAATCAGAAGCGGCAGCCACAGCATTCGCATCTTAATATGCTGATACTGTTTAACATTGGAATTTGCTAGAGCCGCCTGGTGGAGGCTCTTATTTTTTATCCAGTGTGTCGTAAAGCCCCCTGCTTTAGCTATGGGGATATAAGACTGAATAAAGGACTGCAAATGCAGTCAGCATAGTAAACGTAAAACAATAGAACATATGAACTGCACCGCAGGGCATACGGGAACAGTATAATCTAGCTTGTGGACACTGTGTAAGACATTGAGATACCGAATGGTATCAGCCAATGCAGTAGTGGTTGAAGCAAGAATTCCCATGCTTTATCTGTGGGGAGTGTCAATAGGAGAGTTAAAAATGGTAAAGGTAACGATCAACAGAAAAGAATACAGAGTAAAAGAAATGCAGTTTGGAGAATACGCAAAGATGGAAGAACAGGGATTCTCAATCATTGATGCGTTCCGTAAGAAACAGCTCTTACTTATCGCAATGGGATTTACTTGTGTGGCGGCAGACTGCGATCGTGAGGAGGCTGAGAGACTGATTACTCAGCACGTACTTGGCGGTGGAAACATTGTTGATATCACAAATGCTTTTGCGGAGGCAGTGTCAGAATCTGATTTTTTCCAAAAAATGCTCGGAATGACTCAGGACGAGCAGGAGACTCCGAAGAAAGCTACGAAGTCAAAGAAAGTAGCAGACGAGGAAACAGAGGAAGATTAATTAAAGCGGAAAGCTATACGCAGTTCATTTATGAGTATTGGCTGCCAATAGCAGCTAGATGTGGAATTGGCTACTCGGAATTTTGGAATATGACTCCGAGAGCGTTGAACATCTACAAGGAACAGCAGGAAGATCGTGAGCGTGAAGTGGCTGTAATGCAGGATATATCTGCATGGATGAATGGACTCTATGTACTGAAAGCGATTGGATGTGTCTTGTCTAAAAAAGCATCATACCCTGAAAAGCATATGATTGTTGGAAATGAATATTCGGAGGAGCTGACAGAGGAAGAACTGGAAGAGATCATTGACCAAAATACGCAAATAGCAGCAGCTAATTTCGCAGCATGGGCGAATAGGACAAACAATACGGACTCGAGGTGAGAGCAGTGGAAAATGAAATTGACAGACTTGAAATAGTCGTTGAGACAGAGGCGAGTCGTGCCACTCGAGCATTAGGAGCCTTATATAAAAAACTTGAAAAAGTAGCAAATTCACTTGAAAAGGTCATGATTATGGCTCAAGGTGGATTTTCTTTCAAAAACGTTGATTTTGATAAACTGCTTTCCGGTGATGCCATGAAAGCGTCCGCCAAAAAACTTGGCAGGGATTTAGCAAATGATCTCATAAGGAATTTCAATCTAAATCTTGCGGGTGCAGACGTTCAGAATCAGGTAAAATCCCTTACGAAAAAAATCGCCAAGGGGCTTGCGGCAAATTCCGGCAATCCTTACAAAGGCTTTGCGGAAGATATTGAAGAGTTGGGAAATCTTACTGCGAAGAACGGTTCTATCGCAAAAGAGACGGCTGACGAATATAGAAGGCTCTATGAGTGGATTAATAAGTCAGGGAAGATTAAGTTGAACCCTGAAACTGCGAAATCCATTGGAGATAGCTATAAGGAGCGTTCTCCGATATTAAAACAGAAAATGTCAACAGGCAGCGGAACGCCTATGGATGAGTATTACTCAGCACTGCAAAGCCAGTTTCCAAGTATCTTGAAAGAAACTGGAAGTGTTGAGGATCAGTTTGCTCAGCTTGACAATGCCATGAAGCATTTTTATGACACTTCCAAAGGCTATGAAAAACCAAAGGGATTTGAAGATTCCGCTTATGACAGTGTAATTGAGGGCGTAAATAATCTCGCAACCGGCATTAAAGCTGCAAAAGAAGAGTCCAGCCAGCTTTCAAAATCTGTTAAGGGAGTTGAAGATACTGGAAAGTCTCTTGCTGAGTTGTTCGGTGCTCAGATGGATTTGTCTGGACTTGAGAGGGCGAATGAGATTGCAAATAGTCTCAAACGCAGCACTGGAAGAACTGCCGAGCAGAAAGCTACTAGAAGCGACTTGAAGTATCCGGCAGCATCGCTTGATAATCTCAATAAGAAATTCAAGGATTCTATGGTGACAACGGATTTTTCATCTATGGGAGCGATTGAGCTTCAGGGTGAAATTTCAAAATATGAACGTGCGTATACCCGTGTCAAGCAAGCAGTAAGCGATATGGTTACCCTGGAGGGTACAGACACACTAGGTGGAAAAGACTGGTACAAAAAAATTATGCAAATGAATCAGTATGAAAATGCCATCTATGCAGCGACTGAGGCTCTTGGAAAGTTAAATGCTGAAAGTAAAAAAGATTTTACTATTACACGTGAGACATCAACACCGGCTACTGCACCGACCGAGCAAAAAGGACATCCCGTTTCCGCAGAATCTGTTGGATATAACCCAGAGGCAGTGAAAGCGGTCTTCGGTGAAGAAGCTGCGCAGTATAGAAGTTTCGGCGATGCAGTTAAAGGACTTGGAGTTAATGCATCGGAAGCAGGTAGAACACTGAATGACTTAGGCTCTTCAATGAATACCCGCACAGTAAATACATTCAATGAGCAAATAAAGCGATTAAAGGAAACCCTTGGAGAATTAGCGTCTAAGGGATTTGCAGAATACGACCCGGAATATGATGCTGTTGCAAGAGAGTTAGCAGAGGTTACAGCCGCAAAGAAGCAGTACGATAAAGAAATGCGTGATGTTGCGAAATCTGAGTTATCTATTGACACGAAGACTGCACAAGAGGGAATTAATACACTTGAGTACAAAATAAAACAGTTGAAGCAAAATCTTTCAGACCTTGGAACTCAAGGATATGGACAGGGAGATTCAGAGTACGATAGAGTCGCTCTTGAACTGGAAAGGGTTACAGCCGCAAAGAAGCAGTATGATAGGCAGATGCGGACGCGTGTAAAGGCTGAAATGGGAGCTGAAGAAGCTAAACGTGCTGCTGCTGCGATGAGCCGAGCCACGAAGATTGCAAACGGGTTCAAAAGAGCTGTCGGTAATATTAAGGGTGCCGGAAAATGGATTAATTCCGTGAAAAAATCTTTCGACAAGATGGCGAAGACGATTGCAAATGCAAAGACGGTTGCGAGTAAGGCTATACATCCGATAAAAACACTAAAAGAATTAATGGGGTCAACGAATACCAAGCAATCACGGCGAGGAATGTCGATTGGAAGAATGATTGGTTCATCCATCATGTTTTCAACCATTTTTGGATTAATAAGCAAGATAAAACAGGCAATCAAAGAAGGGTCAGATAACTTAACTCAGTATAGTTCCGAGTATAACAAGAGTATTTCTGGCATGGTTAGCTCACTTCTTTACATGAAGAATGCATGGGCTGTCGCTTTTGCCCCGATTATTAATGTGGTAGGTCCATATATATCTACATTCATTGACATGATTGCAAGTGCTTTGAATGCAGTTGGCCAGTTTATGGCAGCACTCACAGGGAAAGGCTATGTCGTACAAGCCAAAAAGGCGTGGAAAGACTATGCATCTGGATTGGATGCAACCAAGAAATCAGCTAACAGTGCTGAAAAAGCTCTTAAGGATTTACAGAACTATACATTGGGAATTGATGAGCTGAACGTTGTCCAGCCGAATGATAATAGTGGTTCGTCCGGAAGTAGCGGTTCAGGCGGCAGTTCGAGCGGACCATCTCCGTCTGAAATGTTTGAAACGATTGAAGTTTCCAGTTCGATGAATAAATTGGCTGATATGTTTAAGGATGCTATAGCAAAGTCTGACTTCACTGAAATCGGAGCGATCATTGGGGATAAACTAAGTTCCGCCTTGGAGGGTATCCCGTGGGAATCTGTTTATCATAAGGCCGATAATTTTGGAAAAGACTTGGCGACATTCCTTAACGGATTGATTTCACCGAGGCTTTTTTATGATTTGGGAGGAACCGTTGCTAATTCTATAAATACAGCTTTTCATGCCGCCAATGCATTCAATATAAATTTTGACTGGTCTAATTTGGGTGCATCTTTGGCAAGTAGCATAACTGGTTTTTTTGAAAATTGGGATGCGGGACTTACGGCAGAGACTTTCAGTAATTTTGTAAAAGGCATACTTGAGTCAATGACAAGCTTTATCAACACATTAGATGATGATGAGACCTTTGAAACTATAGGGCAAAAGCTTGTGGATTTTATTTGCGGAATTGATTGGGCGGGACTCACATGGGATCTTGCTCAATTTTTTCTGGCATTATCCGATGCGTTGCTTGACTTGCCAAATGATTTTGCAAGAGGTTTCGGACAGGAAATAATCAAAAAGATGTTTGGAGAAGAGGTTGAGCTTCCAGAAATTTCATTTCCACCTACATCAGCCATAGGTATTGCAACAACGTTTAAGAACATTAGGGAAGAAGCAACAGATACGGCGATAGAAGTTGGAGCTAGATTTCAGAGTGGATGGGGAGTGGCTCAGCAGGCGTGGTCTGATGGAGATGGATTCTTTTCCGGAATTTGGCAGGGAATTCAATATGTTTTTGAGCCGGTAAGTGAGTGGTTCTCGAAGAAATTCTCTGCCGCAAAGACGCTTGCGGAAGCTCCTTTTAAATTTATTGGAACTTGGTTTTCTGAGCGTATATCCGATATCCGCAACAGTGTAAAACCTATAGCGGATTGGTTTAGTAAAACATTCCAAAAAGCCTATAGTGGCATCACCAAAATTTTTGATAATATCGGTGGATACTTTGAAAAAGTTGCGGGGTGGATTAGTAAGCCGATTAAGGGAGCGTTGGATGCGGTTCGGAAAGCTGTGAACTGGATTTACAAAAAACTTGGAGGTGACAGCGACCTGATTCCAGCATTTGCAACAGGAACCAACGGGGTTGCTCATGATACATTGGGTGTTGTAAATGACCAATCAGGTAGCACGTATCGTGAGCTGGTTCAATTCCCGAACGGAAAGACAATTATTCCTACGGGACGCAATGTGGTACTGCCTATGCCAAAGGGAACAAAAGTTCTTCCAGCTGGAAAGACAGCAGCTCTTATGCAGATGCAGAGTATGCCACACTTCAAGAGTGGTATTGGAGATCTTATAGGTAGTGCGTGGGAGTCATTCAAAAGCTTTACCGGAAATGTATTTGATTATGCAACGCATCCTAAAAAGTTGGTTCAGTTGGCTATCGACAAGTTTACTGACTTCACGGGGGCGTTAGAACCCGGACTTACTATTGCAAAGACATCCATTAATAAGTTGTTTGATTCAGTGGTTTCCAAAGTCAAGGATCTGTTCAGTGGAACAAGCATGGATTATTCGCCATCCGGTGGAGTTGAGCAGTGGAGAGAACTTGCAAAAAAGGCATTGCAGATGACAAAGCAGTTTTCAGAGGACAATCTGAATGCATTGCTGAAACAGATGCAACATGAGTCAGGTGGAAATCCTTATGCAATTAATAACTGGGATTCCAATGCAAAGAAAGGAACTCCGTCAAAGGGTCTGATGCAGGTGATTGATTCAACCTTTAAAGCGAATGCGTTAGAGGGATACAACTCCAATATTTATGACCCGTTATCCAATATGCTTGCATCTATCCGTTATACAGTATCAAGGTATGGAAGTCTGTATAGCGGTTGGACTGCAAGAGGATACAAAGGATATAAGACTGGTGGAATGCCGCTCAATGGTGAGATTTATGTGGCAAATGAAAATGGATTCGGCTCTGAGTATATCGGAAACATTGGAAATCGCCATGTGGTAGCAAATAATAGCCAAATCGTTGAGTCTGTAAGTTCCGGTGTGGAGCGTGCAAATGATGAGACGAATGCTTTATTGAGAGAGGTTATTGAATATCAGAAAGCAATACTCAGGAAAAACGTGAGTGTAAATATGGATAGTAAGAGAGTTGATAAGCAGATTTCAAAAGCACGCAATAATGCGGGCTTTTCTTTTTCGCCAACTTAGGAGGTGTAGGAGATGGCAGCAAGGCATATATCTAATTTCATACGGATAAATGGAAAGCCGTTTCCAACACCGAAACGGTATCCCAATATGGTAGTTACCACAGCGGTAAATGCTGCTCGAAATGCTAATAATAAGGTTGTTGGTCAGAAAATTGGAAGAGATAACTACAAGATCAACAACCTTGAATGGCCGTACTTGGATGCGAAAACATGGTCCGATATGCTAAAAGAATTTGATAAAAATTATTTTTTCACTGTTCAGTTTTGGGACATGGTAAACAATAACTGGCGAACACTGACTATGTATCCGGGGGACAGGACGGCAGACGTTTTCAAGATCGATTCTGAGGGGAGAGTTCTGTCTTACATAAATTGCAAGGTCAACATTATTGATGCGGGGTGGTAATGAATGTATCAGACTTCACAAGAATATAAAGACTTAATGAAGCGTCCTGTTAGAAATCAATCTTTTATGAAAGTCCAGTTAGGATTGATTAATCAGGATGCTCAACAGTCTGCGGAGCTGCAGGATCAGGAGAAGTATAACGGTTTTTCTGATCCAACATCCCTATACAGTCAGCATACCGTGAAAAGATATGCGACCTATGAAAAAAATATGTTTCGAGCTGATGGTGGAATGTACTTTCTTCCGAGAAGTGAAAATGATTATTCAAAAGATGGAATTACATCGAAGAATCTCTTTGCTGGAACATTTAGTGTGAAATTTGTGTTCGGATGTGGGAAGTCAGACATTAAAGGTCTGACAATTCGGTTTGGAGAAAATTATCCAACTAAATTTACAATCATGACCGATAGTGGTGAAGTGAACCAGTATAATAACGCAAATGCGACATTTGAGACGGACAGCGTATTTGAGAATACGGAATCCATCGAATTGTCGATCATAGAGATGCGTTTCCCAAATAACCGAGTGAGAATTGATTATATTCAGTTCGGACTCGGACTTGAATATGACAACGAATGGATTAAAGAGGCGAGTAGTACAACAAGTTTGTCTGCTATTAATGATGATCTTCCTCAATCAGAATTTTCAATAACCCTTAATAATGATAATCAGATCTTCAACGTGGACAATCCGGCATCTGAAATCAACTTCTTAGAAAGTGGTCAGAAAATCAATGTCTTGATGGGGTATAAATTGGACTCAGGGAGTGTTGAGTGGATGCAGATGCATTCTTTATATGTCCATGAATGGAGTGCTGATGACGAACAAGCAACCATTAAGGCTGTAGATGTATTGCAGTTCATGAGTGATGAGTATCACAAAGGTGAATATTATACGGACGGAATTTCATTGTATGATTTAGCTGAACAAGTGTTTGCTGATGCTGGGATAACGCCTGACGAATACGACATAGACACGTATTTGAAGAAAGTAAAAGTACACAATCCACTTCCAAACGTAACGCACAAGGAGGCATTACAGATCATTGCAAATGCCGGACGTTGCGTACTGGATTATGACAGATATGGACGAATCAGAATCCATTCATTATTCATCCCTGAATGTGAAACAAGTTCCAATGGAACAACTTACTATTCCGATGTGAGCAGTGTCGATGTTCAGAATGAAAAAGATGTTTTTGCAACATATGAAAAAAATGGATGGAAAGCGGATGGAAAATCCTTGTTTCTAAAAAGAGTTGGTGTTTTAAACTCTGGATACGTGAGTGCGGCAATCAGTAAGGATGACGGAACCTTTACGCAAAATCCAGTTATTACACGGACGCTTGAGGCAAAATATAAATCCTATGGACTTTTTATTGAGTTTGGAAATATTCTTCCGAAAAAGTTTATTATACGGACGTACGCTGACAATGTATTGAATGACACACTGGTGATTAGTTCCGGCATCGTTCAGGAATTTGAGATTCAATACGATTTCAAAGAGTATGACAAAATGGAAATCGAATTTACTGAAATGCCATCGAATAGCAGAGTCCATGTAAATTATATCTCCATCGGATCCGAAACGGCGTATAAGATTGAGTATGATGATTTGTATTCTACTCCTATAGGTACGCAGCTTGATAAAGTAAAAAATATAAAGGTTGCAAGATATCTTTACTCAAAAGGCAATACGTTGGATGAGCTTGTTTCTGAAACATTTACCTATGACGGAAATAGCTCTATTTATTATGTTTCTGAGCCGAGTTACGGCTACGTTGCAAGTATTCAGAACGGGAAAAGCGGTCAGTCAGCGTCTATCGTGTCATCAGGTGCTTATTATGTGGAAATTGCCCTGTCAGGTGTTTCTGTTGGGGCAGAGGTGAGCATATCGGTTAGGGGGTATAAATATAACATTTCGACAGCCTATACCGTTCAATCGGTAAATAACCGTGGTAATGATAAGGAATGGAACAACCCGTTAATTTCCGACCTGGAACATAGTAGAGAGCTTGCTGAATGGGTTGGAGATTATTATTCGTCCGGCATAGAATATGAACTTGATTATCGTGGGGAGCCAGCGATAGATTGTGGAGACACGATCCGGCAGGAAAATAAATATGATTCCTCTCTGCAAGCTGTGGTTGAAGAGTCTCAGATTTCATATGATGCCGGAGCTTTGAGTGGTGGACTCAGAACAAGGAGAAAAGGAAATGTGGAAAGAGCCAAAAACAGATTGGTCTGAAAGCGACTACTTCAATTACGAAGATTACAACCGAATCAAAAACAATATAGCGTACCTACAGGGAGTTGCACTAACGCTATATGCTGATATTTCGATGAAAGAAATGGGGAGCGATAAAGCAAGTTATGCAGACTTTCCGTATGCGGACGAATTTAATTCCCTAGAGGATAATTTAGAATCGCTAATGAATGATACGTTTGCTTTTGCTGATACGGATAAAAAAATGTGGATAGACAACGGCAGAACACCGTCCTACGAAGACTTGAACAGACTGGAAAGCTCCTGCCTTGCTTTTTACAATGGCTATACCACACAAAAGCTGACGCAGCAGAGGTTATCTATTGTGCTGGGGCGAGTTCAGTCAGCGATAAAATGTTAGGAGGGTTAGGAGATGCAATATACACCATTATCTTTAGACTTTAAAGATGAGATATTATCAAGCGTAAATACGCAAAGAAAATATCGTCAGACTATCAATACTGACGGGACAATTTCTTTGGAAGATTTGACTGCGTATGCTCAAAAAGGAACAGTCTATGGAGCAAAAGAGATAATAGAAGAAAGAAAGGCATTGAATGATATCCATGCGAATAAGATTGTATCCTTGAGTGAAGTGAGCCTTGTCACGGAAGAGGGATATTTTGTTGATGCAAAAGCTGTAAAGGAATTGTATGACATGATTACCCCTGTCAGCTACGCACAGTCAATGTTTCATATCCAGCCATTTTATAACGTATCTGCGTTTTCGGCTTACAAAATCGGCAGGGAGGTACATTTCAATGTATCTCTCAATGCTAAAAGCGGAACTACATTAATTGCTAACAACTTGTATGGCATCAATTCGGAGGCTATTCCAGCAGAGCTTAGACCCACTGTAGCAACGCACATCCAGTGCGTAGGATGTTCGCAGAGTTGGGGGAACGGAGTCGCTGCAATGTCATATGTTGATACTACGGGTGTTATTTATTTCTCCACGCCGGCAGTGAGAGATTTCTATAAATTCCACGGTGTATGGATTGCGAGATCATAGTGAGGAGGCACACATGAATATCTTATTTTTGGACAAAATGAATCTTGTTAATGGCTTCGCGTCTGTGATTGCAAGTAATCTGATACAGATTACAGGGTGTGAACAGAATCTTTCCGGCTTTTATCTTCTTAATGATGCTGGAAACGTTTACGGAAAATACGAAGATTTCACAACATTGTATCGGGTGTTTGATGATGGGTACATTCTTTCCAATGATGGGAGCGTGTATGAGGAGCCTGAACCAGTTCCAATTATGCCGGAAACGCTTGAAGAAGTGATAGAATCGAAAGTAATTGAAATGAATGATACGCAGCAGGCATTAATTGCACAAGGGGTTGATGTTGTTCTATCCGATGGAAGTACCGAACATTTTACGTTGACAGAACACGACCAGACAAGCCTCGTTGGACTGCAAGCACAGGTTATGGCAAGAGAAGAAAATATTCCGTGGCACACGTCTGATGAGGACAAACATTGCAAGTTCTATAGCAATGAGGACATGGCTAGGATTACATCGAAAGCAATGGGATATGTTACATGGCATGTTACTTATTTTCGTGACCTGAGAATTTATATTCGATCACTGAAAAACAAAGAAGAGGTTGAACGAGTTGTCTATGGAATGGATATCCCGGTCAATTATCAGTCTGAGCCGCTGAAAGCAATGCTGGCTCAAAAATCATGAGGAGAATAAGACCGCTGATTTTATTTGGGATTGGCGGCCTTATTTATATGCTACTTGAGGTTGTTGCACGAGGACGAACCCACTGGACAATGTTTATTGTTGGTGGCGTAGCGTTCTTTTTGATTGGGTGCATCAATGAAAAATATCGCAGCATGGCACTTGCGAAACAGATGGTTATAGGGTCGGCAGTGATTACATTATTGGAGTTTGTGTGCGGTTGCATCGTAAATCTATTGCTTGGCTGGAATGTATGGGATTACAGCAATATGCCATTCAATCTGCTGGGGCAAATCTGTCTTCCGTTTTCGATTTTGTGGTTTCTTTTGTCTGCCATTGCAGTTGTTCTTGACGATTGGATTCGACATCTGCTGTGGGGAGAAGAAATGCCAAGATATAAATTATTTTAAAAATATTTGTAGATGAGAGAAAGACAATGGGGTATACAAAAGCATGAAAATCAAAGTAGTAAATCAGCGGCTCTATCTTGAGCCGCCTGAGACAGCAGAGGGGACGAGGGAGTATCTGAAAGCGGAGTTCAGCTTCTCAGAGGAATGGGATGGAACCGTAAAGACTGCTTTCTTCCGGGGAGCGGATTGGGAAAATCATCCGAAACTTCTGAAAGATGATACCTGTATCGTACCAGCAGAAGCTCTTGCCGTACCGGGACGGGTCGGGGTATCCGTATCCGGGACACTGGGCGAGGCGATCATCACGACCGACATCAAGAGCTTTACGGTTCCGGCTACGCTCTCGGGTGGTACTCCATCCGATCCTGAGCCGACAGTATGGCAGCAGATTCTTGACAAGGTGGACGAGACGAAACAGATCGCCCAGTCAGTCCGGGAGGATGCAGAGGCTGGAAAGTTTGCGGCTACCGCTGAGATGGTGGAGCGGGCAGTCAGCACATACATGACTGGATTGTCGCCGGAGATGCACCGGAACATCTTTCGGGGGGAATGCCTGGGAGAATCAATTACGGCAGAACAGCTGGCTACAATCCGAGATGGAAGCTTCAAGGATTTGTATGTTGGTGATTACTGGGAAAAGGATGGGGTGAAATATCGGATAGCAGACATCAATTATTGGAAAAATGTAGGTTATCCGGAACAAGTACAAAAACCCCATATATTAATAGTCCCGGACACCACGTTAGGGAGCGGACAAATGAATGCGAACAACAGTACAGCGGGCGGCTACAGGAACTCGGCGATGAAAACTGCACGGTTAAACCAAATAGCAGACTCACTGCCGGACACATTTAAAAATATACTGATATCACATAGGATGTTTTCCGATGGAACTTGGATAACAACATCTATTGATCTCATGAACGAAGTAATGGTGCATGGGACTTATATTTGTGCTGACAACAATAATAAGCAGACATCTGATACACAGCAATTATCATTGTTCCGGCTTGCCCCTGAATTGAAGGCGATTGGCGTCTATTGGTTGCGGAATGTGGCAAGTGAACGAATGTATACTCTAGTCTCGCAATACGGCGATGCTAGCAGTGATATGGCTACAAGCACTTACGGGATTCGCCCGGTGTTTGCAATCGGATGATTTTATTTTTAAATGTAAAAGGAGGTGAGAAAGATGGATGACGTAATTACAAGGGCAGAGCATGAAGAGTTCAAGAAGAGGATCGAGGACGAAAATCATCGTCAGAACAAGCGGATTGAAGTATTGGAAAAGATTACGCAGCAGATTAATTCGCTTACAGTGTCAGTCGAAAAGCTCGCACAGAGTATAGAACTTATGGTAAGCGAGCAGAAGCAGCAAGGGAAACGCTTGGAAACATTAGAAAGTCGAGATGGAGATATGTGGAGAACAGCTGTAAAATACGTTCTTACAACTGCCCTCGGTCTTGTTCTTGGTGCAGCGGCAATGAAATTTGGATTGAAATAAAGGAGACTAACTATGAACATTGAAATATTAATGCAGTATATGAGTTACATATTGGCAGGAATCGGAGTGCTGGCATTTCTTGTCAGCGTGATCGTGCAGGTAATCAAAGAGATGCCGGGTCTAAAAAGGGTACAGACCAATGCAGTCGCACTGGCTACATCACTGATCCTGACACCAGTAGCAGTAATCGTCTTGTGTACCTATTATCAGATAGTAATTGAGTGGTATTACATTTTCGCATCATTCATTGCCGCATTTATTGTCTACTTAGTAAGCACTGGCGGTTGGGAACGCGTGACAGAAATGTGGAATCGGAATACATATAAGAAAAAATAGAATTGCACCAGTGCAAGAAAGGAGAATATCATGACAGAACAGACGGTAAAAGAAATTATTAAGAGTTTTGCCTACGGACTTTCAGTAAAGGAAATCTCAGACAATGAGGACACATCACTGGAAACTATGGAGAAATTTGCAGAGGAACACGCTGCGGAGATCGAGCAGAAGAAAGCAGAACTGAAAGAAGGTGGCTGGTATGAGTAAACTTATTATTGATGTGAGCTATCATAACGGAGTAATCAACTGGGAGAAGGTTAAGGCATCTGCTTGTGCCGGAGCTATCCTTAGATGTGGTTATGGCGATGATATCGCATCACAGGACGATAAGCAGTGGAAGAGAAATGCAAATGAATGTACCAGACTGGGGATTCCGTTTGGTGTTTATATTTATTCGTATGCAAAGACAACTGCACAGGCAGAGTCAGAGGCAAGACATGTGCTGAGACTGGTGAAAGGATATAAACTGTCGTATCCGGTATTTTATGACCTGGAAGAATCAGGAACGCAGACAGGTGCGGCTGACCGTATGAAAAAGTTTGCTGCACTGATTGAAGCTGCAGGATATAAGTGCGGAGTGTATTGCAACAAGTCATGGTGGGACAACTACTTAAGTTCACTGGGGGCAAGATATCCGCTGTGGATCGCACGCTATAATAGTGTGCTTGGAATGAAAGCCGATATGTGGCAGTACAGTTCCGATGGAAGTGTTCCGGGCATTAGTGGACGGGTAGATGTTAATTATTGCTATCGAGATTTTCCGGCAGAAATCACAGGGATCAGCAAGCCGTCACAGCCTGCATCCAGTCCCAGTGCAGTCGTGCCGATTGGAACAACATTGCAGCTTGTGGTAGATACGCTGTCAGGCAAGTATGGTAATGGCGATACACGCAAGGCAAAGCTTGGCAGTCGTTACTCCGAGGTGCAGACATTTATCAATCATATCGCATCCGCATCAGTCTCCACGCTTGCTGCAGAGACAAAGGCGGGAAAATATGGCAATGGTGATACCCGTAAGACGGTACTCGGAAAACGGTATGCAGAAGTGCAGAAAGTAATCAACGGAAGTGGATCAGGAACATCTGCTGTATACTATACGGTAGAATCCGGTGATACCCTGTCAAAGATTGCAGCAAAATACGGCACAACCTATCAGAAGATTGCAGCGTTGAACGGCATCAAAAATCCGAATAAAATTTATGCCGGTCAGAAACTCAGGGTGAAATAA